CTACGCCGCCGCCGGCAACTGCGGGTGAACAATCCGCTGCAATCTCACGGCCAAGTCGTCGAGATCCTGGTCGAATAATCCGGCGTACGTGTCCAGTGTGATGCTGGCCGTCGCGTGTCCCAGCTGGCGCTGCACCGCTTTCACCGAGGCACCCGACTGCACCAGCAACGAAGCCGCGGTATGGCGGAGATCATGCACCCACATGCTTGTCGGTATCGTCACCGGGTTCTTCGTGCCGCGCGCCCGGGCCGCTTTCGCCGCCTTGTTCACCGCTGCCACCGCATCATCGAACTGGCGCCGCTTGAAGTTGTTCGGGCGGATCTGGCAGCCGCGCACCGTCGTGAACACCAGATCATTCGGCCGCTTGTGCTCGATAAGGTCGCCCAGCATGCCGACCATGAACGGCGCAATGGACACGGTACGAGCCTTGCCGTTCTTCGGTGGGCCAACCACTGGCGGTCCACCTTTCACGAACACCACGGCACGTTCGATACGGATCCTGCCCCGGTCCAGCTGCAGGTCTTTGACCCGGAGCTCCGCAGCTTCCCCGATGCGGAGTCCACAAGTCGCCAGCAACCACACCAGCACCCGGTACAGTTCGTCCATTTCCTTCACCAGCGCAGTCACCTGCTTCACAGACAAGAACACGTGCTCCCGGGACAAGCCCTGCGGCAGGTTCACTTTCGACGCAGGGTTTTGCGCCAGAATCTTCTCGTCAACACACCATGTCAAGAACGACAGAAACCGGCCGTGGATGCTCGCAACCGTGCGCGGGGCAAGCTTCATCCCGGACACCCACGCTTGCACGTCACGCTTGCGCACAGCGCCGGCCGTGCAGTCGCCCCAGTATGGGCGCAGGTGCGCGCGCACATCTGATTCGGCCGCGTTGCGAGTCGACGCTTTCCAGTGCACAGTCGTCGCCAACCATTCATCGAGCAGGTCGGTGATGAACCTGTCCGCAGCGCGCCCGTTCACGTAGTTGCCGGTCATCTTGTCCGCGGTCACGTGGTCCAGGTGGGCCTGAGCTTGTTCCTGGGTGGCGAACTTCTTGGACCGGGCCACCCCGTCGGTATCGTCCCATAGCGCCATCCATCGGGCGCCGACACCGTAAGTGGACTTCCGAATGCGTTTCCCGTTGGCGTCTTTTTTCTTCGACAGCCACCGGTCTTCTACTCGGGCAACCATTGAAGGTCCTCCTGTTTTTGGGTACGCCGAATATGGCGTATGTAGGCTTGGACGTCGCGGGGGAGAACATCGAGTTCCGCGGCGATAGCGGTTGCGGTGTCGTGGATCTTGCAAGCCGCAACGAACAGCTCATGCCGTATCAGCCATGAAGCGCTGAGCTCTTCGGCTTTGCGCTCTTGGCGGGGGCTATGACCGGTGTGACCTAGGACCGCGTGTGCAGTCTCGTGAGAGAGCGTGGAGCGTTTCTGGATGGGCGCCAGCATGGGGCGCAGGTGGATGGTGTTTGTAGTTAGGTCGTAGGCTCCCCACCACCCGGGAGGGAGCTCACTTTCTTTGATCTGCGGCTTCAGCCGTGACAGCACTTCTTCGAACATGAGTCCGAATATAAGGTACGTCACCTACATTAACGGAATCCGACCGAGTAATTATGGAGTGTGTGGCAGGTCGTCGTGCTCGAATGTCCCACCCTCGCCCTGGCGGCCCGACGTGTCAGCTGCGAGGGTCACATCGGAACGCTTCGTCCCGGTGGCGGCCTGTAGGCGTTCGATGACTTCCTTGGAGATGGCGAGGTCCGACTCGATATGCTCCAGATCATGTTCGGTGCGGGCGAGCTTGTTCTCTGTCTCGGCGAGCTTGTCTTGTGCGCGGTCGATCTTCAGTTCGTACTGCTCATGCCACCAGAGCATCTGGGTCGCCATGTTGATAAGCATGTCCTGGGACTCTTTGGGTAGAGTCTTGCCGTTCTGGATGATGAGGTCCGAGGATCCGTAGGGGTTCGGGTCGAGTCCCACGCTGACGGCCGTTGCGGAGACTACGGCGCCGATGGAGACTTTGAGTCCGCGCGCTAGGCCTAGGAGTGTCTCTGTTGATGGGAAATCGACAGGGTCTTTAGTTGCGAGACGCTGCACCGTGGCGCGGTTGTTGAATCCACATTCGCGTGCGAGTTCGGCGTAGGTCCGGCCGTTGAGGTGGTCTCGGATGAGCGCCTGGAGGTTCTGGTTTTCTGGTTGGTTTGCCATGTCCCTAATGTGACTCCCGTGTCTCGCGGTAGCAACGTTCGTCAAATGTGACGTGTTTACTGTTAGATCTTACCTTTCCTAGCCTTTCTCTTTACTAACTTTTTCCCGTAATTCCGGGGCAGACCGCTAGTTCTAGGGAAAAGATGTAAGTTTGAGATTGACACTTGTTTACTTAGATGTGACACTGGTCCTACCGAAACAATCCACTCGTCATTACTGAAAGGCAAATCATGGGGTCGCCATTCCGAACACCAAACCCTTGGAAGGGGGTCGATTACATGCAGCTCCGATCCAAGGAAGCCTTCCGCACCTTCGTTTTCACCAAGGAAGACAAGGAAGCAATCCTCGCCGGCAAGCCGTTCGATGGAAAGAAGATGCGGCAATGTGTAGTCGCTGAACGCGCCGGAGTATCGCCGGCGTTCATTGCCCATCTCGCATCCGGTTACCGAACCTCATGCAAGCCTGAAACCGCTCAAGCAATCGCAGATGTTTTGGGCGTGAACCTCCTGGTTCTTTTTGAACCCAAGATGTCAATTTCAAAACAACAAGCGTCAGACCAAAAACAGCGCACCGGCCGTGCGCGTGTCCCGATGAAACTCGCAAGCTAGGAGCGTCATGCCAGATCTGACAGTCGAAGAGACCGCGCTGGAGCTCAAGCAGTCCACCACGATGGTCCGGAAACTCGCCAACCGAGGGAAGCTCCCCGGCGCATACAAGGGCGGTACCGGCGGACGGACCTCAGCTTGGCGCATCCCACACCGTGCACTGGACCTCTACAGGAAGTCCCAGCCCGGAGGGTACCGGCCATGAACAGGTGGGCCGCGCGCAACGGGTTGAAGCTCACCAAACGCTGGGAGCACGTCACCACCGCCATCGCCGGTGTCGCAGTCACATCATTCATCGTCCTCGCCTTCGTGCTGGACGCAGTCATCAAAACCAATCTTGGAGCCTGATCATGAGCCTCACATTCAAGGAATCCTCGCACCGCTACAAGCTGGACGGCCAGCACGTCACTGGCGTCACGACCATCCTCAAAGGCGGCATCCCCGCCCCGGCACTCGTTTGGTGGGCTGGCGGTGTAGTCGCCAAGTGGGCGATGGACCCGGCCAACGACGGCACCCTTGCCCGGCTCCGCGACGGCGACTACGACGAAGGCGTGAACTACCTGCAGCTGCTCCCGAACCGGGAGCGTGACGAAGCGGGGGAGAACGGCACCGCTGTGCACGACATGGCCGAACGCCTGATCCAGGACGGCACCGTCAAAATCCCAGCCGAGTTCGCCCACCTGACCAGCCACGTCGAAGGGTACGCAGACTTCCTCGACGCATGGCAGATCACCCCGGTGCTGGTGGAGCGGATCCTCGCGAACCGCACGCACTGGTACTCGGGCAAGTTCGACCTGTACGCCACGTCGCCGCTGCTCATGTCGCAGGCTGACATCGCCGCGGGGAAGGTCGTGCAGATCGACCTGAAAACGTCGAAGGGGGTCTACGGGGAGACCGCGCTGCAGACCGCGGCATACGCCCGGGCCGAGTTCTACATGGACGACTACGGCAACGAATCGCCACTGCCCGAGGTTGTGAAAACGTTCGTCGCACACGTCACCCCGAACGAGCGGGAGTCCGAGGTTGGGAAGCGGTACGACGGGTGGCCGCTCGGCACCAGCCTGTACCAGCTGGCCGGGTCCCCGGCGGAGATCGACCAGCACTTCGAAATGTTCTTGCATGCCAAGGCGGTCAAGGACGACGCGAAGGCCCGGGACAGCATCATCGGTGAACCGCTGCAGCTACCGGCCATCCAGGACGTGGCGGCATGAGCGCGCACACCGTCGACATTTACCCGCCGTACACGCCGTGCACGGACCTCCGATACACGCGGCGGGAGGTGAACAAAATGAACGGCCTCACCCCAGCGGAAGCCGCGAAAGCCGCCATCGCACTACTCAGCGATGCGACCCGCGACTGCGAAACCGGATACCCCGACGAGCACTACCGCAACGCAATCCTCGAACTCGAAACCCACCTAGACGACAACGCCTAGCAGACCCCAAAGGAGTCACCATGAGCAACACCCCAGCAGTACAAACCGACGGCTCGGACATCCAGCCGCTCAGCTTCGCCACCAGTGCCCCAGCCGTGCAAACCGCCGGCATGGTTCAACTCGAAGAATGGGCCGCGGAACTCGGATACGCCCACAAGATCGCCCAGGCGATGGCGCACTCGAACTTCCTGCCGAAGTCGCTCCGCGAGAAGGGCCGCGGAATTGTGAAGCCCATCGAGGAAATGGCCAACGACGCAGCAGTCGTGATCCTTGCCGGCAAGTCCGTCGGACTCGACCCGTTGCAGTCAGTGCAGAACATCTTCCCGGTGCACGGCCAGCCGTCCATGTACGCCCGCACTATGGGCGCACTGGTCGTGGCTCAGGGCCACGGTGTACGGCGTATGTCTGCCACCGAGGAGGCTGTGACCTACGCGGTTCGGCGCAAGGGCGACGACACCTGGGAGGAATTCACCTGGACGATCCAACGCGCACAGAAAGCCGGATACACCAGCAACAGCAAGTACGGGAGCGACCCCATCGCCATGCTCGGTGCCAAGGCCCTCGCCGAAGCTTGCCGCACCGTGTTCCCCGACGTGCTTCTCGGCATGGCATACAGCGTGGAGGACATGGAACTGGAAGACATGGGCGAAACCCCTGCCACTGCCGCTCCCGCCGCCGCGAAGACGATCACTCGGAAGCCGAAAGCGCAGGCCGCGGAGCGTCCGACGCGTCCCGCCCAGACGCCGGCGCCCGCCCCGGCCGAACCCGCAGCGCAGGATCCTGTCGCCAACACCGCCGACAGCGTGGACACGGCAACCGGGGAGATCATGCCCGAGGATGCGCCGGAAGCGCCAGTCGACTTCCTCGCCGAATGCGAAACCCGACTCGGCGACAAGAAAGCGCTCGGCGAACTCGGCAAGCAGGCCCGCGCCGCCGGCGCCAGCGAAGACATCATCGGCGTCATCACCGAAGCCTGGAAAGACGCAGCCTAACCCAACCCCGGCGGGGCGCAAGCCCCGTCACCACCAACACAGGAGTCACCATCATGAAGGTCACCAAGCTGATCAACAGCAACTACAAGAACGCCCGCCGCGTCGAAATCGTCCCCGACGCTGACGGAAAGCTCGTCATCATCGAAGGCAACAACGGCGCCGGCAAGTCCAGCGTCCTGGACAGCATCGCCGCAGCCCTCGGCGGAGTTGATTCGAAGTCCACCCCGAAGCCGATCCGCGACGGCCAGTCCAGCGCCGAGATCATCGTCGAAACTGAGGAGCTGACCGTCACCCGCCGGTTCACCCCGTCCGGGTCCACCTTGTCGGTCATGTCGAAGGACGGGGCGAAGTTCCCGAAGGGGCAGGCGAAGCTCGACGAGCTGGTCGGCAAGCTCAGCTTGGACCCGTTCGCGTTCACCCAGCTCGACGACAAGAAGCAGCTCGCCCAGCTTCTCGACCTAGTGGATCTGCCATTCGACCCGGCCCAGCTGGAAGCGGAACGCAAGGCTGTGTTCGACGAGCGTACCGCCGTGAACCGGGAAGTGAAAGAGCTCACCGCCCAGCTGCAGGCGTACGGCGACACCCCCGAAGGTTTGCCGGAGTCGGAGGTGTCCGTCGCCGAACTGCTGGGTGAATACCGTGCGGGCGAAGCCGAGAACGCGAGGATCCGTGAGGCGAAGAAGAAAACCGCCGAGTGGGCACGCCATATCGCGAAGCTCGAAGAGGAGCTGGAAACCGCACGCTCCTACTACGAGGACGCGGCCAACGACCCAGACAATAAGCGCGAGGAAACCGACCTCACCAGCATCCAGTCGAAGATCGACGGAGCGGAGGAAACGAACCGCCAGGTGCGTAAGGCGCAGGAGCGGGCGGCGCTGGCCGAACGCCACACTGCGACCGCTGACCGCGCCGCCCAGCTGACCGCGAAGATCGAAAAGATCGACACGGACAAAGCCGACATGCTCGCATCCGCCACCTTCCCAGTCCCCGGACTCGGCTTCGACGAGAACGGCGTCACTTACAACGGTGTCCCGTTCAAGCAGGCATCCACCGCCGAGCAGATCCGCGTCAGCATGGGCATGGCCATCGCACTGAACCCGAAGCTGCGCATCATCCGCATCGCCGACGGCTCCCTACTCGACCAAAACAGCCTCGCCCTCGTCGAAGAAATGGCCACCAAGCACGACTACCAAGTGTGGCTCGAATGCGTGGGAGAAGGTCGCGACGGCGCTTTCACCATCGTGGACGGAGAACTGGCATGAGCACCCCAGTCCACGACACCGAAACCACCATGGCCCTCGCCACCTACACGGTGGAAAAGATCAAGCCACTCGCAGACCGCATCCCCACCGGAACCGTCAGCATCCGAATGTTCCTGGGGGACTCGTTCTTCACCGTCCCCTGGTCCGTCGACGTCGTAGTGAACCGGCGCGACGTCCCACATGGATCGGAAGCCGGCACCGTCGCATACCGCACCTCCGCCACCAAGACAGAGGACATCGACGGGCTCGCCGCCGAACTCACCCAATACGTCAACAACCTAAGCCAGGCGAACGCAGCATGAGCACCCCAATCACCACTACCAGTGGAAGCAAGTTCTGGACCGACGAGCACAACGGAAAGAACGTCCTCAAGGGCGTCACCGTCGACGGCATCACCGCTGAAATCGGCACGTTCGACCTGTATCCCAGCGGCAACGTCTTCGCGTTCACCCCACGCCGAAGCGTCCTAGCATCGTTCACCGCATCCGCGCTGCGAGCCATCGCAGACCTCATCGACCAAACCACCAACGAACAGGAGAACCGATAACCATGGCCGGAGAGACAGTTATCACCGTCATTGGAAACCTGACCGCTGATCCCGAGCTCCGTTTCACCCCGTCCGGTTCTGCGGTAGCGAACTTCACCATCGCAAGCACCCCGCGGGTGTTCGACCGACAGACGAACGAGTGGAAGGAAGGCGAAGCACTATTCCTTCGGGCCAGCATCTGGAAGGAAGCCGCGGAGAACGTCGCCGAAACCCTGACCAAGGGAATGCGCGTTATCGCTCAAGGCCGGCTCCGGTCGCGTTCCTACGACACAAAGGAAGGCGAACGCCGCACCGTCATGGAGCTGGAGATTGACGAGATCGGCCCGTCGCTCCGGTTCGCTTCCGCCAAGGTCACTCGAACCCAGCGTTCCGGCGGTGGCGGTGCTGGTGGGTTCACGAACTCCGCACCGCAGAACACCCCGCAGCAGGGCGGTGGCTGGAACGCCCCAGCAACGGACCCGTGGAACACCGGGGGAGCGTCCAATGACGAACCTCCGTTCTAACCCGGCCGCGGTCTCTGAGCTCCGCCAGGCGCAGCAGCTCATCCACAAACTTGACCGGCTCCGCAACGACCAGAACCGGTCCAAGAAAGTCGGGTACGGCCCACGCACCCGCATCACCAGCACCGACCTCCGCCGGCGCGAACTCAACACCAAAATCATCTACCACCTTCACCAAGCGAAGGTCCTCAACGAACAGGAGACCCTACCGTGACCCGCAAAGTAACCGTCTACTCCAAGAACCCGTGCGGACAGTGCACCCTCACAAAGAACACCATGAACAAGCAGGGCGTGGAGTACGAAGAGATCCGCGCCGACCTGCCAGGCATGGAAGAACTCGCCGAATCGATCCGGGACCGCGCCAAGGAGCTCGGCGTCACCGGGACCATGCCCTACGTCACTGTGCACGACGCGAATAACCAGCTGATCGCCGACTGGTTCGGGTTCATCCCATCGAACATCACCGACCACGCCGCAGTCCGCGACGACGACGAAGCCGACGCAGCATGACCACCGCAATCCGAGACCCGCACCTCATCGAGTACCTGCAGGGCCGGCACCGGCGCCTGTCGGCACCAGCGAACCAGATCATCGCTGAAGCGCAAGGCGAAGCCCGCAGGATCCTAGCCGAAGCGTACGCACAACGCGACCAGGTCCTCGGTGACATGAATGCCACGTTCGAAGCCAAGAACCGCGAACTGAACAACCTCCGAGCCAACATCTCCAAAGCCCGCCGGGAACTCGCCGGGTGCAACGACAAGCTCACGGAGAAGGCGCGCCGCGAGGGCCACGCCAGGCTGCTGATCGTCACCGCTGAAGCCTGCAGGTACGACCGGACCGACAGGAAGGTGACGTCGTGAAAGGCGAAACCTGCCAGCGCGCATGTTGCTGGACGCCATTCTCAGTCTGCGCGCGTCAACACAAGTGCGGCTGCCACACAGACCGCAACGCAGCGCAACGAGCCGTCCGGCAACTCAACTGGAACATGGCCGAACTGCGACTCGCAGCACAACTCCAGAACAGGAAAACGAACACCAAATGACAACCATCACCGACATGTTCTGTGGAGCAGGCGGATCCTCCACCGGACTCTTGGAAATCCCGGGCGTGACCGTCCGCACCGCCATGAACCACTGGTCCCGGGCCATCGAAACCCACAACACCAACCACCCTGAAGTGGACCACGTCTGCGCAGACATCCAAGTCACTGACCCGCGCTATATCGCCACCTCCGATGTGCTGTGGGCCAGCCCCGAATGCACCAACCATTCGGTGGCGAAGGGCCGCAAGCGCATCACGAACCAGCCGGACCTGTTCGGTGACACCATCGCCGACGAGGCTGCCGAGAAGTCCCGCGCCACCATGTGGGACGTGCCCCGTTTCGCGGAGCACCACAAGTACAAGATCATCATGACGGAGAACGTCGTGGATGCCGCAAAGTGGGTGATGTTTGAAGCCTGGTTGCACGCCATGGAACTGCTCGGCTACGAGCACCACATCGTGTACCTGAACTCGATGCACGCGCAGCTCGGCGGGCTCCCCGCCCCGCAGTCCCGGGACCGCATGTACGTGGTGTTCTGGCTGAAGGGGAACCCGAAGCCGGACTTCGACAAGCTCCGCCCGGAAGCGTACTGCCCGACCTGCGACAAGACCGTGCGCGCGATCCAGCACTTCAAGAACGGGAAGCGGTGGGGACGCTACCGCGCCCAGTACGTCTACCGCTGCCCATCCACGAGCTGCCGCAACCAGATCGTCGAGCCCGGCTGGCTCCCTGCTGCGTACGCCATCGACTGGTCCATCCGTGGCCAGAAGATCGGGGACCGCACCCGCCCGCTGGCCGACAAGACCATGGCCCGCATCAGAGCCGGACTGGAGAAGTACGGCAATGCCAGGATCTCCATCGACGCAGTGCGCGGCGCCCCGATCCTGTCGGACGTGGACTCGGAGCCGTTCGCCACGCAGACCACAAGCTACACGCGTGGGCTGATGATTCCAGTGGAAGGTCGCGAGGGAAAAATGGCCCAGCAGATTAGCGATGTCATGCGAACACAGACCACCCGCAACGAAACCGGTTTGCTTGTTCCTGCCGGTGGCACCTGGCACGACGCTGCGCACTCTACGGATGATGCGTTGCGGACGCTGACCACACGTGAGGCTCATGGTCTGCTGACCACGCCAGGCCACCACATGCTGATGGAGTACTACGGCAACGGCGGCACACGTGGAGTAGACCAGGCGATCCCGACCATCCCCACCGTGGACCGGTTCGCCATGATCACCACCATGCGCGGCACCAGCGCCGGACACCTCGCCAGCAGTTCCAAGCCCGCCACCGACCCGCTCGGCACGCTCACCGCTGGCGGTAACCACCACGGCCTCACCGAATGGACTGCTGAGGACATCAACCAGTGCGAGTTCCGCATGTTGGAGCCACACGAAATCATGGCCGGCATGGCGTTCCCCAAGACCTACCAGATGACCGGGAACAAACGTGAGCAGGTCAAGCAGTCCGGCAACGCAGTGACCCCGCCCGCGGCCCGAGACATCGGAACCGTCGCCATCGCATCACTGGCCACAGCATGACCAGCCGATTCGAAGCACAGCACCCACGCTGTGGGCATTGCGGGGCGTGGGGCAAACGGTACGGCGACAAAGTGCAGTGCAACAACCCCAGTTGCGCCCGGGTCAGCACGTACACGGCACCAACCGAACCGCTCAGCTTCGCCACCGGGTACCGGCTACCGAAACCCAAGCGTCGACCCGTGCAGGTCAAAGACCATCCACCCATGCAAGACCAACTCGAACTGGAAGGAGACGAACCATGCGACGAGTAATCATCGAATCCCCATACGCGGGGGACATCGAACGCAACACCGTCTACGCGCGCCGCGCGGTCGCCGACTCGCTGGCCCGCGGCGAAGCGCCCATCGCTTCCCACCTGCTCTACACCCAGCCTGGCATCCTCGACGACACCGTGCCGGGGGAGCGCGCCAAAGGCATCGAAGCCGGACTCGCCTGGGGCGCTGCCGCCGAAGCCACCGTCGCCTACATCGACTACGGCTTCACCGACGGCATGCACTTGGGCCTCAACCGGGCACAAGCCGAAGGCCGCACCATCGAATTCAGGCACATCGGAGACAACCAGTGAAAACGTACCTCGATTTCATTCGCGCCAAAGCCGACTTCGAGAAGTCCTACGGACAGCCCGTCGAAGCTGGCGCCGTGAACCCGATCCTCAAAGAGCATCAGGCGGACATTGTCCGGTGGGCTGTGGAAGGCGGACGCCGCGCCATCTTCGCAGCATTCGGCCTTGGAAAATCAGTGATGCAGCTGGAAACCCTTCGCCTCACGCTCGCGCATGCTGGCGGGTCCGGGCTGATCATCGCACCCCTCGGAGTCCGCGGCGAATTCATCCGCGACGGCCGAATGCTCGGCATCGACGTGAAGTTCATCCGAACCATCGCCGACATGACCGGGCCCGGCATCTACGTCACCAACTACGAATCAGTGCGTGACGGGAAACTCGACGTCAACGAATTCACGGCCGTGTCACTGGATGAAGCTGGAGTACTGCGCAGCTTCGGATCCAAAACGTACCAGACGTTCCTCACCCTATTCCGTGAAGTACCGTACAGGTTCGTTGCCACCGCCACTCCATCCCCGAACCGGTACAAGGAACTGATCCACTACGCCGGGTTCCTCGGTGTTATGGACACCGGCCAGGCACTCACCCGGTTCTTCCAGAGGGACTCCACACAGGCGAACAACCTGACCCTGTACCCGCACAAACGGGACGAGTTCTTCATGTGGCTGAACTCGTGGTCGATCTTCCTCCAGTCGCCGGCCGACCTCGGCTACGACGCGACCGGGTACGTCCTCCCACCCCTGACGGTCGAATGGCATGAAGCGCCAGTCGACCACTCCACCGCAACGGTGGACAGGGACGGGCAAGCACACCTGTTCCGTGGTGGCGCGAAAGACCTGAAGAACATCGCAAAGGAGAAGCGTGACAGCCTAGGCTCACGCATCACCCAGATGATGTCCATCGTCGATAAGCACCACGCGCAAAACGACGGGCAGATCATCCTCTGGTGCGACCTGAACGCTGAACAGGACGAGATCGAACGGCAGCTGCGCATGCGCGGCCTGACCTACAGTTCCGTCCACGGTTCCCTGGACCCGGACGAAGCGGAACGACGCATCGACGAATGGCGCGACAAGGAAACGTACGCGCTCATCGGCAAACCAGTCCAGCTTGGGCAGGGCCTGAACTTCCAGCAGTGCAACACCGCAGTATTCGCGGGAGTCACCTACAAGTTCAATGACACGTTCCAAGCTTGGCACCGTATCCAACGCTTCGGCCAGCAACGACCCTGCACTATTCACATGGTCCACGCTGAATCCGAAACCGAGGTCGTCGCCGCACTCAAACACAAGTGGACCCAACATGAGGAGTTGACCAGCACGATGACCGACATCATCAAAGAGTACGGGCTCTCACGCAACAGCATCACCGACGCCCTCACCCGCAGCCTGGGTGTCGACCGCATCGAAGCCCGCGGAGAGAACTGGACCCTCGTGCACAACGACTGCGTGAACGAAGCGCAGCGCATGCCCGAGAACAGCATGGACCTGATCGTCACGTCCATCCCCTTCGCCAACCACTACGAATACACGCCCAGCTACAACGACTTCGGACACACCGACGACAACCGGCACTTCTGGGACCAGATGGACTACCTCACCCCGAACCTGCTGAAAGTGTTGAAGCCCGGCCGGATCTACGCCTGCCACGTGAAGGACCGCATCAACTTCGGTGCAGTCACCGGCGCCGGCATCCCCACCAGCTCGCCGTTCCACGCCGAAGCGATCTTCCACGCCATCAAGCACGGGTTCGACTACATGGGCATGATCACCGTCATCACCGACGTCGTCCGGGAGAACAACCAGACGTACCGGCTGGGCTGGTCGGAAATGGCGAAGGACGGCACCAAAATGGGGGCAGGCTCCCCAGAGTACGTCCTCCTGTTTCACAAGCCGCAGACCGACCGCTCCCGCGGCTACGCCGACACCCCCGTCACCAAGGACAAGGCCGACTACACGCGGGCCCGTTGGCAGGTCGACGCTCACGCGTTCTGGCGGTCCGATGGGAACCGTCCCCTCACCCCGGACGAGCTGGCCAGCCTGCCCGTGGAGCAGCGTTCCCGACTGTTCACCGAGCAGACCCTGCAGCAGGTGTACGACTACGAGTCGCACATCCAGATCGGGGAGCAGCTCGAAGGGAAGGGCGCGCTGCCGGCTACGTTCATGTCCCTCGCCCCGGGGTCCTGGCACCCTGACGTGTGGCATGACGTGAACCGCATGCACACGCTGAACGGAGAGCAGAAGCGCCGGAACGTGCAACTCCATTTGTGCCCTTTGCAATTTGATATCGTGGACCGGCTCATCGAACGGTATTCCAACCCGGGCGACACCGTCTACGACCCGTTCATGGGCTTGGGCACCGTCGCACTCCGCGCCCTGAAAAAGGGCCGCAAAGGGTACGGGTCCGAACTGAACCCAGGCTACTGGGCCGACTCGGTCAAGTACCTGGAAGCTGAGGAACGCGCGCAGGAAATGCCAACGCTGTTCGACCTCATCGGTGACGACGAGAACGCCGCGTGAGTTGCGATGCGACGGGGTGCACGTGTGCAGATCCAGTTGCCGAGGTGCCCGGACGAGTACTGCGACAAGGTATGGGCTGCTGACCGGCGAACAGCGAGCGAGCTGTATCGGGCGGTCGTGAACGCGACTGGCCATCAGAACCCGGTGCGCTTCTATGAGCATTCCGGTGGATGGCATTGGACCAGTGACGTTGACGGTTCTCGTCGTCCGACGGGCACCTGAGTAGATGTTGTGGGCGTGGGGATAACTGCGCCCACAACGTCAATCTGAATATGACACATGTAATTTCAAATAAGCTAGAATTGGGATAGGCAAGGAAAGGAAACCGCTGCCGTGTACGAATACCGACCAACACCAGTCCGGATCAAATACCAAGACCTCGCAGACCACATGAAAGACAACCCCGGCGTATGGGTCAAAGTCCGCACCGCCAACACCGAAGCCGCAGCCTGGGCCGCCGCCCAGCAAATCAAAACCGGCCGCCGCGCAGCCTTCCGCCCCGCCGGCGACTACGACGCATACACCCAAGGCTGCGACATCGTCGCCCGCTACACCGGAGGGCAGGAATCGTGAACAACTGGAAGCTGGGGGATCGGTGCACTTTCACCCACCGCCTCAACAAGCAGACCTGGGACCCGGAAACCTATCGGAAGTTCACCATCGACGGGAAGTACTCCGGCGCAACAGAAAAGCGATGGGTGCCCATCCCCGCACAGCATGAGGGTGTGATCGTCGGACAGCGCACTGTGCAAAACAACTGGGTCGACAGCGCCGGCGAATACCTGAACTATGCCGTCCCGACCAAATACATCAGGGCCTACCTCGTCGCTTACGACCTCCGCAAAAACCCCGTCTACGTCCTCCCCGAACACATGGAGCGCATCCCGTGACCATCCGATATGAACTGCACCCCAACCCGCCTACCAAAGAAGAGCTCGGTGCAGCTGTTGACCTCACCGACTATGTCACCACCGACGGCCTGCAAATCGACCCCGAATACGACACCGCAATCGAAGCATTCCGAACCGCGTTCCAGCACACCATCGACGTCACTGCCGACGACCTGCAGAAGCTCGTAGAGGAATTGGGCGCCCACGCTTTCACTGCACCACTCACCGCGCGCCGGGCCATGAACACCGACATGCGATACCCCACCAGCACCCCACCATGGAAACGAGGCCGAAAGTGAACACCATCATCTACCTCGACGTGGACGGCGTCATCAATGCGATCCGCAACGGCACCCCGTCGCAGAAGCGAACCGGGTTCAAAGACTTCCGGCGACAAGTAGTCCGCGGATACCAGATCCAATATGCGCAGGAACTCGTTGACTGGCTCAACACCCTGGCCATGCGCCCAGGCGTCACTATCAAATGGCTCACAACGTGGGAGCATGACGCCGCCGGAATGCTCGCACCGCAAATCGGGCTGAACGGACAACTGTGGGAAGTGCTCACCGGCGACCAGCACGCATGGCAAGGCCGCAACTGGTGGAAGCTCGGTGCGATCCGAGCCGACCACGAAAAGCACAAGCCAGGTCTAGCCATCTGGATCGATGACGACATCAAGCTCGAACGCGAAGCGCTCTACTGGGCCGCCGAAACCGAAAACGTCATGGCCATCAGCCCCGACCCACTCGACGGACTCACCCACGGCGACCTCGACCACATCACCCGCGCAATCACCGGAAAGGACGGCTAACCGTGGCGCGCAACTTCGCCAAAATTCAGACCGCGATCTGGACTGACGACGACTTCCTAGACCTCACCCTGACCGAACAATGGCTCTACCTCCACATCGTCACCCACGACGACCTCACCTTCGCAGGCTCCATGGACTGGCGCCCCAAAAAAGTAGTCCCCATGGCCCACGGGCTCACACTCGGAGAAATCACCGACGCCGCCGAAGTACTCCGCGCCAAGCGGTACTTCATCATCGACGACGACACCGAAGAAGTACTCGTACGCACCTACGTCCGCAACGACGAACTGCTCCGGCAACCCAACATGGGCATCCCCGTCGGCAAGGCGTACAGGTCCATGAGCTCACGAGTCCTGCGTGGCGTATTCATCCATGAGCTGCAGCGGCTCCACGCTAAAAACCCGGACTGGAAGTCATGGGCGCACCTCACCGAGGAGCTGCAAAAGAAAGCCATCGACCCGTGGGAAGGGTACGAAGTTCCGACCCTGAAACTGCCCGAAGCGTCACTGGCAAAAGGCATCGGTTTGGGTATCGGTGAACCCGTCGAAGAGCCACCCTTTTAGGTATCAAGAAAGGAATGCGGAAAGGCATCCATAAACCCATCTGGAAGGCATCCCGAAAGGTATCCCCAAACCCATTCAAAACAGATTCGGAACCCATCCGGAAAGGGATGCCGCACACCTTAACACCTTAACACCCTCCACCTTTCACCCTTCACCAGCCAATCGTTACGTAAGTAACGCGGGCGCGTTATTGAACAGCACACCCCAAAATCGGCCAGCCCCAACAACACCACCACGCAACGCCTGGCTGAGAAATTCACCAAGGAAAACCCATGCACGAACTCACCCACACCGAAGCCACCATCCTCGCCCAACTCCTCCACCACATCCGACCCGACTGGACCCCCAACAGCCTCATCACCATCCTCGGCAACAACCGCACCACCCCATCCCTCGCAGCACTCACCATCGCAGCCACCACCAAAGCCATGGACCCCACCTGCAAAACCCCAGCCCCCATCTTCCACCCCGGCAACCACTGGCCACCCACCACACGCCACCAAATCCCCACCGGCCCAGAATGCCCCGACCACACCGGCCACCGCGCCCACAACTGCGGTCCCTGCACCATCGACATCGAACTCGGAGACCGACCACCACACCTCCACGGCAAAGCACTCCACCCACACAAACGAACCCCACCCCCAGAAGGCTGGCGCAACAACCCAACCCCGTAGGGGTACCACACAACCGCGAAACTGCGAAACAGCATCAAACACCATCAAATGACATCAAACGTGCCCACCGTGCCGAACCGGCGTAAACAGCAAGACGTGCGTCTCGTTGAAAATACTCACAGGAGCGACAGGACCATGGCTGAAATCGACGTAAACCCCGATAGCGCCCACCAGTGCCACCCCGCATTTTCTGACCCCGCAAATCGGCGTACAGCGCTTCCGGGCCCAGTGTTGGTGTTCGACGTGGAGGGTACCCCGACGCCGCAGGGCAGCAAGAAGGCTTTCGCCAGGACGAACAAGACCACCGGGAAAACGACCGTCACCCTTGTCGAGTCCGCGGGGGATCGGCTGAAAGCGTGGCGGGCGGAGATCGTCGCTGCGGCCATGGTTGCCAAGGTCAAGGCGGGATGGGCGCCGGCGAATGGGCCTGTGGTCGTGGACCTGGTGTTCTACTTGCCGCGGCCGAAAGCCCATTATGGTTCGGGTCGGAATGCTGGGGTGTTGAAGGATTCGGCTCCGTTGGTGCCGACCACGAAACCGGACGGGGACAAGCTAACCAGGGCCGCGTTGGATGCGTTGACGACGGCGGCGGTGTACCGGGATGATTCGCAGGTTGTGGATTTCCGGGCGCGGAAGGTGTTTGCGGATGGCCGGCGTCCTGGCGCGCTCATCGAGGTTACCGCGTGGTAAAAATTTCGTAGCATTGTCTTTTCAAAAACACTTGTCGTCATCTTCAACGTGACGTAAGCTATTCGCAAGCAGTAGGAAACCCCGCCGGGCGGTCAGGCCCACCGGGTTCATCACAAGGGAGGGCCGCTGTAATGGCTTGGTACCACATCGTAGGAATCGCAGTAGTTGCATGGGTCGGCTTGAGCGTCCTGCTCGCCGGCGCCTGGTCACGGTTCGCATCCCGTCGCACGACACGCGAACAGCAGATCCTCCGCAGCATGAACGATCACCCAGCCGGCACCCGCCGCACCACCAAGATTTGAGGCACCCGAAATGACTACCACCCCAGCCGAAGTCACCATCCACACGATCCTGCGCACGCCGGACATGGCCGCGGAACTCGCGCTTCCCGAACAGCTGATCCTCGCAGACCGGTGCGACCGGTGCGGCGCCCAAGCACTCCACGCGTTCGCCCACACCATGACGGACGGCGGGTACGTGATCCTCCTGTTCTGCAACCACCACGCAAGGTCACACCACAACGCAACCTGCACCTGGGCCGCACACCACGACTACCGGATGCCTATGGACGTGTGGGAGAAGGAAGCCGCCGCCCAGAAGCAGAAAGCCATCCGCGACAACTCGGGCAAAACCGACCCAAACCCACCAACCCCACCACACCTGTCCCAGTGGGACCTCGACCGCTGGGCCTAACACCCACTCGAACATCTTGGAGAACACCATGCCGAAGAAACCAGGCACGCGACGCGCCGCCAAACGCCGCGCCGCCCGCGACCGCAGCAAGAACGACATCTGCCCTACCCACGGCGACAAAGCCAGCCGGAACTACCAGTTCTACCGGTGCGGCTGCCAACGCCAGCAGGTGACAGCATGACCATCAACCTGGACACCCTACGTAAGACCGCGGAAGCCGCAACCCCCGGACCGTGGGATCTTTACTCGACGCAGGACTACGAAGTGTTCTGTGCAGCGAATTTCACGGATTCCAACTACGATCCGCCTGCGGTAACTTACGGGTCGGACCGGTCAGAGGACGCCGAGTTCATCGCCACGTTCAACCCTGAAACCGTGCTCGCCCTCCTGTCCCGCCTCGAACAGGCTGAACAGGCCGTCCAACGAGTGCGGGAGGTTATCCGCCAGTACGACCCGGATCACCTGACCTGCATGTGCAACTCGGACGGCGACTGCTGCAAGTGCACCGTAGCCGACTTCCAAGAAGCCCTGGAGGGTGACGACAATGGCTGATCTGTACGAGTTCGAAATGCAGTACACCCAAGCCGATAAGACCGGGTACTACCACTCCCGCTGGGATCAGGGTGGCGTTGCCGAAGTCATCGCATCGACCCGCGAAGAAGCTCACCAGAAGCTATTGACGCTACTGGGCAGCTGCCCCCGCGGATTCGGATGGGGCTGGGCAGTCAAAATCCTATCCATCCGCGACCACCGAATCGTAGCCGAGGAGAAAACCGATGGCTAAGCAAACCTGCAAAGCATGCACGGGGACTGGCAAGGACTTCACGGTTCTTAAGGGAGGAACTGCTGATTTTCTTGGTTGCTTCACCTGCGACGGAACCGGAACCATACACCGCACCGGCCCGTACCGGCTGACGGACGGCACCTGGTCAGACGGCATAGACCGGACGCACCAGGTGCGTGCGTATGGGTTCAACAAGGCCAACCCCACCCGCTGGACAGTGAACAGGATTGGCGAGAGCTGGGAAGCCTACCAGTACGACTCAGAACGGGAAAGCTCGAACGGCCACTTCGGAACCCACGCCGAAGCCATCCGTTACGCCGACCATCACGCCCGCACCACCAAGAACGGAGACGCGTGATGCAGGTTATCGAATCGGCTACTGGTGCGCGTGTCCTCCCTTTCATGGGTGATCAAAACGCGACGGTATCGGAATGGGCGGCACACAGTGTTCGACGCCGACCTGCGAACCAAATCATCTGTGCATAGGCAGCTAGCCAGCAAGCTACACATTCAAGGAGACAACAATGACTAGCAAGACTTTCAAGAGCGCATACCCGGGGCGCAGCAACCAATCGTTGGAGATCCTTCGAGCGGATAACCGCGTTCGGGTGTCCGTGGATCACGCATCGGACGGTGCCCGGGGAATCATCATCGCCCCGTCTGATGCTCCTGCCCTTGCCCTCGCAATCCTCGAAGCGGCGGGGTACAAGGAGCACTCGAAGGCGAACCTAGGCTCGTCTGAACTTCTCGCATCCTATGGGATGACCAAGTTACGTCAGGCTGTGCAGGCCCAAGTGCGCGAGGAATCCGAAACCAAATCCCAGGCGGAGTTGGAAGCCGAAGCGCTGATGCTGGCGAACTCTGCGGTTCTAGCGGTAGGGAATCCGCCTTACCCGTCAATTGAGCACATGAGTGATACGTCCCTACGCAAGTGGCTCGCTGTTGCCCGTAAAGCACGCGAGCTTGGCGGGAGTGCAGAGAAGTGAGCATCGAGAACCTGCAAGTCCACCCAGGCACAGTGAATCCGAAAGCCCAGATGGAGCACAAGTACAAGACCATCGGCCCCGGCATCCCAGCGTGCACCTGCGGGAGCACGTTCGAATGGCGCTACGAATTCGACGACCACCAGCGATACTACGAAAGGGCCACTAGATGAACCAGACCAAGCTAAACCCGGTCAACTTTTTTATCGCTAAATTACGCTGATGGAATTGCTTGACGAATACCGGTCTATCGGAGGCAACGTGGGCCCTGATGTCGAACTAGCCGGCGGAGATGTCGGTAACTGTCATACCGCTAACGTCAACGATATCTGGAAAGGGGGTGCCCTGTTTCTTCAGACGGTACACAGCTTCATTCCTTGCACTGTTATTCATACTGAACCACAATTTGCTTAGTCTGTTGTTGATCGCTTTGATTTCCGAAACGTCGTAGTCGTCCCGGTCCTTAGTCATCATGTGGACGCGACTAGCAAGCGAGACAAACTTCAACATGGGTTCATCGGTTTGATCCAGTTCGCGCAGGCGCCTCATCTCCATGTTGGGTCTCTTGGTGGATCGTTCTCTAATTGATTCTTCGATCGCGGAGAGCCGACTCAAGATCTGGAGATTCATCTCGGCCTGAGCAGATTCCGGATCCGCAGAACCGGTGACTGTCTCGAATGCCTCGTATTGCGTCAAAGGGGTGACGGGCTTGTAGTTGTCTCTCATGGCCTCAATTGACATCCCACGGATTGTTGTGATCGTTTCATCAACAGAGGCTGGATCAGACAAATCGTAAGCTACTACCCGCAAATCCGAAATGTCGAAGGGGATTGATTGGCCACGTTCAATCATGTGGATAACAGGTTTTTTCCAACCGTGGGCTATCGCGAGTTCGTAGAAAACGTTGGCGTTGTGATCAGTAAGGTCAGCGACGATCAGCTGGGCGTCATTTATGCGTTTGATGATGTCATGACCGATGGAATCGAGTGAAAGCGACCCGTCGCCTCGCGTGACTTCCCAGGCATCGTCCGGCAGCGCCTTCTTGATGATGTAGTCAAGTGCCAGTGTGGCCTTCCGGTGCTTTTCGGTACCAGGCGATCCGATAGGTGAAATTACAAAAACCTTCTTGAGGTCGTCGAGATTATCCGATGGTTCTGCCGGATCTTGTTTCTTATTCAATGTTTCCAATTTCTATAAAGGTGTTGCAATGAACCTTGAGCATAAACCAAATGCCTCCACGTCATATGCATTGATGACCGGGGGAAACCAAACACGGGTCGGCTCCGAATGAACAATTACCTCCGCCTGGCCGGCGCTGTTACCGCTGCAGTTGTTGTCACGTTCCCCTACTGGGCACGCAGGATCCTAACCCACATCGAAACCAGACTCTTTTAGGAATGAACCATCATGGAAACCAAACCGCACCGCGCACGAGTGTTCAAAGACCCCGACCACTGGCCCTGCTGGCAGGTCTACTACGGGGACACTTGGGTGGGGTCCGCGCATAGCAGGGTCATCGCGCATGCTGTTGCCCGGGTCGTCGTCACCACCGCCTGTGACACCGCAGAGCACAACCTCACCGGCTGGCACATCATCCGCACCGTGAACCGCGTGTTCGAGGACCTCAGAATCCCCACCATGTGGGTTCCAGGTTCCCCAGCAATCACGCATACCGCGCATCGCGAGTACATGCGGGACCATGGCCGTCGGCACCAGATCCAACACCAAGACGGGAAAGTGATCTACCAATGGGCAGCGTAACCGCGGACCTGACCCGCGCCGAACAAGCACACCTGTGCAAAACGTGTGGAAAACCATACGTCGTCCCATCCCTCGCCCGAGACTGCGAAAGAAAACACCATGGCAACTAACCCGCTCCACGACGTCCTCGTCGAACACATCGGCACCCGACCCACCGAAGGAAACCCACGCGGACGTGCCCTAACCACCCAAGAATCACACCGCCACACCGGCGCCTTCAAACCGTACGTCTACAAAGGCACCGGGCAAGACGTGCTCACCGGCCCAAAACAGCGCGCCAGGAAGGGGGAGAACACCGCACCCGCCGCCACCTAAACGCACGCCAATAATGTCTTTCTCAAAGCGACATGCGTAACACGTAGAATTACACACAAGGGCCAGCGGCCCACCAAACGTCCACGCAGTAGGGTCAGGAGGTCCCGGTGACCAACAAACAGCAACCAGGCGACAGGTGCCAAGTCGTCACAGCTCACGGCCAACGGCTAGACGCCACAATAATCAGCACCCGGGAAGGCCACGGCGGCGCACTCGTCCGCGTAGACGGATGGGTCACAGACGTCTGGGCGAAACCATCCGAGATCCGCGACAACCCCGTCAACCCAACCAGCCAGAAGCGCGGCGACTACACGCCAAACCAACTAGTAGAAGTCCAGTACACGCAAGGCCGCTGGGTCGACGGGAATTTCAGCCACTGGGAGGACGACACCCACGAACGGGCGTACGTTGCCACCGACCAGTCCGGCTTCGGATCCGACCGGTTCCACTACACCAACATCCGGCCAGCCCGTGTGGCACCAGACCCGCACTCCACCGCCTACCAAGGCGAAGTCGGCGACCACCAACCCCGCACCACCGAAACCGTTGCAAAGTATGGCCACGTCGCAACGGATGACGCTGTCGGCGTTTTCGCTGGTGGGCACATTCACCCAACCTACGCCGCCAGCGTTACCCCACACTTCACCATCCACAACGATGGCCGCGTGCAACAGAATCTCGCCATCCGCGACGACTTCAGCGAAGTAACCCTGCTTGCAGACAAACTCGCACCCCTCGGCGTCAGCTACGACGAGCAACGCAAGTTCATCGACGCCATGGCAGAGTTCGCGAAATGCGGGGTCACACCCGAACAGGTCATGGAATACGTGGACGCGTTCGCCCGCCTCATCGTCACCGGCGCTACGCCCGAAGAGGTGGAACGGTTCGCCCGCCAAACCCTGCTCGACCGAGCCAGCAACCCCGACGCGGGCCTGCACCACATCACCCGCGAGTACCGGGGTGCACGGTGAACCCCTATGACTGGAAAACCCTCGATCGACTATTCAGCTATAGCTTCTGCTATCAAGCGCTACAAGGGTCCCGCGGAGTTCGCGCCCGGGCAAACCAACGCCCAAGGCCAACTGATCTGCGGAGCCAAAAAACGCGGACGAAAAAACCAAGGCCCCGGAACGCCCTGCCAGGCAAGCCCCGTACGCGGCGGAACCCGATGCGGAAACCACGGCGGCAAATCACCCAAAGCGGCCAACGCCGCAACTAACCGAATCATGGAAGCAGAAGCCGTGGAAATCCTAGGACGCATCGACCCCGCCGCCGAGGTGAAACACCCCGTCGAACACCTGTTGAACCTGATCAACAACAAAGCCGCCGAGGTGACTTGGCTGCGCTCACTAGTCAAAGACCTCAACGAGGGCGAACTGTTCTACGGGCTCACCAAAGAAGAACGAGGCGAAGAAAAAGGCGAACCCACCGACCTCAAAACCTACGAGGCCGGCATGCACATCAAATGGCAAGCCCTCCGCCAAGCGGAAGAACAACTCGCCAAATGGACCACCATGGCCCTCCGCGCCGGCATCGAAGAACGCAAGGTCCGCCTCGCTGAAGAACAAGGCGCCCTCGTTGTCGGAGCCATCCAGCAAATCCTCGACGGCCTCAACCTCACCAAAGACCAACTGCAGCTCGTCCCCAACATCGTGCCCGCCGCGCTCCGCCAACTCACCCAGGACCCCGCATGACCGCCACCGCAACCGACGAGTTCACCGAACTCATGGAAGCGTACGACGACGCACCAGCTTGCGAGGGGACCGAACACGGAAACGGCACCTACGGGCACGTCCCCGACACCCCCGCAGAATACGCGCTCACGTGGGCCTGCCAACATTGCGACTACACCGCAACCGTCCTGAACTGTTCCGGCCGGGCCCAACACATCGTCGCAGTACTAGCCATCGTCGAACTATCCTGCGGGCACAAATCCATCAAAGAACTAGCACTCGTGCAGGTGCGGCCAATATGAGCACCCAAACCCTCGACCTCACCGAACTGCTCGCCAACTGGGATGCGAACCCTGCATGCGAAGCTGGCGGCCACCCGCAAGAAACCAACGTCCACGAAGGCGACGCGGTATGGCGGGCCCAAATGGCTGCACCCTGTTGCAAGGCCCGGTTCCCGCGCCTGTACTGCGACAAGTTCAAGCAGTGGATGATCACCACCTTGAACGGAACCATCCGGTGCCCGTACTGCAACAGGGTCACCCGGGCGATCCTCTGGCACGCGTCAGCCGTCTGGAACCCGCTATGAGCACGGCCGCCGGAACCATCGAACTCACCGACCTGCAAGCCATGCTGGACGGCACCCCACAATGCGACCACTCCGAACACACCACCAACAAGTACTCCCACGCCGGCGATGCTGCCTGGGAAACCACCACCACCTGCCCGCACTGCGACTACGTAGTGACCGGCCTGCGCTGCGACCAATGGCGGACCTACTGCCTCACCGTCCGCGGCCAAATCATCTGCACCCGCTGCAACGGATACCAACTCACCTACGACTACTACCGCAACACCCACTGGAGGAAACTGTGACCCCGCTTCAGGTATCCCTCGTGTTCCTCTCCGTCGGCTTCGTAGGCATCATCATCCTCAGCGCCACCGGCGCCTGGTGCCGCATCTTCGGCCACAACTGGCGGCGGGTCAGCGCATGGCGGCGCGACTACCAATGCCGGACCTGCCTGGAATACCGGCGATGATCTTCGACCTCGCCTGCCGCATCCTCTACCGTGCCGCAGCCATCGCCCTCACCATCCGCCACCACATCAACAACAGGAGAACCCAGTGAACGAAGAAACCCAACCCAAGACCATCAACATCGACGGTGTCGAAGTACCCGTGGCCATCCCCGAAGGTCACATCGTCACCGGGGCCGTCCTCATGGTCACCACCGCCGGCATGGACGACCTCGGCACCAGCGAAGGGTTCCTGTGCACCAGCAGCGCCATGTCGCAGGTGCAGCTCGTCGGCATGCTCCGCACCGCCACCATCGAGGTGGAGAGCGGTGTCGCGTACGGCGAATGCGACTGCGAGGAGTAGGGCGATGACTGAACTGCTGTACAACATCCTGCCGGCCGTGTGCGTGTTCGCGGGCCTGCTCGTTGGTATCTGGATCACAGGTGGATTCCGCCGCGGCGCCATCTACCTGCCGCCCCTGGTCACCGACCCGAAGCCACCCAGCCTCACAGAGCTAGAACCTTGTGAACCCGACTACAAGCCCGGCGACATGGTGCTCGTCAAAAGCCCCAGCGCCACCGAAACACTCGAACTCACCGAAACACACCCATGGTTCATGTCCGGCAAACAGCGAATCAACCCCGACCACATCATCGGCGGATACCGGCCATGACCAACCAAACCTGTAACTCCGAACCAGAAATGGTGGATCATCCGGCCCACTACGGCGGAGACGGCACCTATGAGGTGTTCAAAGTCGCCGAAGCGTGGGGACTCGACCGTGACGCGTACCTGTTCACCGTCCTGAAATACATTGCCCGAGCCGGGAAGAAAGACCCCACCAAACTCGACGAAGACCTCCGCAAGGCCCGGAACTTCCTCACCCGCCGCATCGACCACCCCAAGGAGCCGTAGTGCCTGTCCGCATCGAAGCCCGCCGGCTCTCCGGTATCGACACCGGCAAAACCGTGTCCATGTACTGCCGGGACACCCGCCGCTCCTGCACCGTCGAGATCCTCGCCATTGAGCAATGGCCAGACGAAACGATCATTCACCTACCCACCGACATCAACCAAGACCCCTACCACCTGGACCCCACGCAGACTGTCCTCATCGAAGGACAGCCAACCCCCTGAACCCCTTGGAGGAACGCCCCGTGACCGAAACCCGAGACTGCACCAGCTGCGGCCACACCATCCCCGCCAGCCTGTACCTGTGCGACAAGTGCCACACCCACCTCTGCGCCCTACTCGACCGCGTCCCCGACACCCTCGACACCGCGCAAGACACGCTCTCCAACATGAGCGTGACACCCCGGGTCGGCTCCGCAGGATCCAACCCGCCATCCGCGCCGGTGAACCTCGACATGTCCGACAAGCTCGGGAAGTACATCAAACGGCTCGTCGAGCTCGCAGTGTGGGTCAACAACACCGAAGAACCAGACCGCCTGCACATCTTCACCACACCTGAAACCGCCGGCCAGTACCTGCGCCGCATGACCAACCTCATGCGGCAACGCGACTATGTCGGCGACCTCCACCAGGAACTCCGGACACTCGAACGGCAGGTGCTCTCCACCGCGGACCGGCAGTTGGTGAAACGACCACTGGGGGAGTGCGGGGCGCTGCACCTCGACGAAGAAGGCAACATCATCAAATGCGCTGGCGTCGTCTACGGGCACGAAACCGCCACCACCGGCCGATGCAAAGCATGCAAGCGGGAGCACGACCTCACCGACCGCATCACCAGTCGTCTGGCTGAAGCCACCAACTATCGGGCGCCACTGCAGCGCATCGTGAAAGTCCTGAATGTCGCCGGTTTTCCGGTCAACTATGAGCGGGCGAAGAAATGGGCGCAGCGAGGGAAGCTCGCACCGTCCTGCGACGTGGAAACCCGGCGGGAGGGGCACACGCCGGCGGAAGTCCTCAAAGTTTTGCAAGAAATGTCAAACTAAACATGTCAACCGTCAATTCAGTATTGACAGCGTGGCGGTTTGTCCCGTACCTTGGAATCAAGATGGTTTTTCTGTATTGATTACCCGTCTGCGCGCGAGATAGTGGGCCCGTTCCTACTGCGTGGAAGGCTGAGAGCGAGCCGCATACTGACGCTGTGCGAGCCGACGCCATGACCGGCCCGGCCCACACCGCCGCACAACCGTATAGCCCTCAGGAACACGAGCTTGGGGGAGCCGGAACGCCGCACTCTTACGGAACCGGCAGCGCTGTAGCTCAACGGCAGAGCATTCGCTAAACCTCAACCCTGGCGGAAGACCCACGTTCGATTCGTGGCAGCGCACGCATTACCCGACAAGCAATGCGCTAGATGGTCTGTAGGAGGTCATCATCTCTGTTCCAGCAGCACTGGACCCGTCCTGCATATAGCGGCAGGCGGCGACCACCGCGGAGACGCGAAGGGCAACACGGCCACCCGGTGCCGAACTGAAACCGGGCAACTGGATGTAGGCCAATTGGCAGGCCGCCTGATTTGGGATCAGGAGAATGTAGGTTCGAGTCCTATCATCCGGACGGCGAAAGCCCCTGCGTACTTGTTCGGCAACGGCAAGGGCAGGCAATCCCTGCTGGTGTAACCGGCAGCACGACGGCCTTTGGAGCCGCCAGACCACGTTCGAATCGTGGGCGGGGAACTAAGCGTCTGGTCCTGACTGAAACCCAGCCAGACGCTCGGGGTGCAAGGTCAACGTCACCACCGTGCTACCAAGACACGGACCAATGGAACGAAGGTTCCGCCACGCGCGCATAGACGCAGAGAACCTGCCAACCACCCCAACCACCTTTGGTGGCGGAAGATCCGACAACACATCAGGACCCCGTGCACTACGAACCGGCCCCGACGACGGGAACCCGCCGGTCACGGCATCAGGGAAACCAACGCGGACACCGCCACCACCGACTGGCGCGACGACCGCCTAGCCATCGCCTGGGTACACCAATTGCGTCAAGATTCCACCCAGCACGGCCATAACGAGGGCACCCGCTATTCCCAGAATCCAGTAAAGTGCCTTCGACCTTCCCCGCGGCGCATCAGTAATTTCGAAGTCTGCGACGAAAGATGCTCTTACGGGCCAGAAGGTAGCTCCTCCAAGCGAAACTGCATAGAAGAAGACGCTCAGAGGCTCAACCTTCAACAGGACTAGAGGTATCGATAGGATCGCGGACCAGATGACGAAGTATACGAGGGTCATAGGTTTGCTGCGCAACCAAGCCCAAGGTGGTCTCAGTCGCCCGAGTTCTTGTTTAAACTTTGCCACTGTCGAGTGAAACCATTGTTCATTGTTGCTTTTGATTATGGCTGATAGACCCCCGTTCCATGACAGTTCCACCCGAATGGAGCTTCCTTGAGTCAAGCGGGCTACATCGATCTTGATCTTTCGCGCTCGGTGAACGTCGGGGTGGTTGAAAAGATCCTGGGGGTCGCCCGTAATGTCGATGAACATGCCTTTCGGCAACTCTAGTTGGGCCCGCATCTCTGTGTGATGCGTGGCCCGTTCAACGGATTCGCTTAGGGATCGCTTTCTCGATTCAATCTCGGCTTCGAGCTCTGGCTTGACCTTCTCAAAATTAGGATGATTCGCCCATTTATCGCGTGACGCTATTGCTGCCTGGAGCATCTCTCGATCCATTTTGGTGTCTTCATCGATCGTGCGCGTTATTTCTTCGGCTAATAGCTTGCGTAGGCTCTGGATAAAACGCGTGTATTCGTCGCGTGATGCTGAGACGAATACGGGCCGCTGATTCTGAGTTATTTCCATTCTCCCCATGAGCGAATCGTATCTGATGCGGAGGTGCAAAGTGGGTTCCGCTTTTGATTGGGCGGAATACGCCGCGCGCGCCTTCGAGAAGAAGGACACCGACTGGGCCACCCCGGGAGCTCTCGCGAAAGCGATCGAGCCGTCCACCCTGCAAACCCCAGCACTGGACCTCATCGACGAATACCTGGTGAAAGTCGAATCCGGGGAAATTGACCGGCTGATCATCAACCTTCCACCCCAGGAAGGCAAGTCCACCCGCGTCACCACCATCGGGCCGCTCTGGTTCCTCACCAAGAACCCGGACCGACGCATCGCCATCGTCTCCTACGCCCAAGACCTCGCAGACGAGTTCGGACGAAACATCCGAAACCACATCATCAGCAACGACGGTGAGGATGAAACCCTCGACCTCGGCCTGCGTGTAGCGAAAGACAACGGTGCAGCGCGGCGCTGGAAGCTCGACGGCACCCGGAGCGTCACCAGCACTAGCGGTGAGACAAAACAGGTCCCCATCAAGGGCGGTGTCCGCTCCGTCGGTATCCGTGGTGGCCTGACTGGTCGCGCCGTTGACGCACTGTTCATCGACGACCCCATCAGCAACCTCGAACAGGCCTACTCGAAAACCTACCGCGAACAAGCGTGGGGGTTCTGGCAGTCCGTCGGCCTCACCCGCCTGGCACCCGGCGCCCCAGTAGTGCTAGTGCTGACCCGGTGGCACGCCGACGACCTCGCCGGCCGCCTGCTCGCCGGTGAAGATGCCGATCGCTGGACCGTCCTCAACATTCCAGCCGAAGCAGGGGAGGACGACCCACTCGGCCGCAAACCCGGGCAGTTCCTCGAATCAGCCCGCCAACGCACCACCAAGCAGTGGGAACAGATCAAAGTCGCAGTCGGCCCCAAAGTCTGGCAGTCCCTCTACCAAGGAAACCCAACCTTGGACGACGGCGGAGTACTGCCCACCGAATGGGCGCGCTACACCCAACCAATATGGATCGACAACGGCGACGGCACCATGCACGTCCCCGGCCTCGAACGAGACGACCACGAACTCATCCAATCCTGGGACCTTGCCTTCAAGGGCGAAGACACCAGCGACTACGTAGTGGGTCAAGTCTGGTTGCGTATCGGCAACGCCACCTACCTGCTCGACCAGGTGCGGCGCCGCATGAACTTCAACGAGTCCTGCGAAGCGGTCAAAGCGATGTCCGCGAAATGGCCGCAAGCCGTCGCGAAACTCGTTGAGGACAAAGCAAACGGGCCAGCCCTGATCACGTCGCTGAAGCAGCAGATCATCGGGCTGATCCCCGTGGAGCCTATCGGGTCGAAGTACGCTCGCGTGTCCGCGGTGTCGCCGCTGGCGTTCGCCGGCAACATCATCCTGCCGACCACGGAACTGTGCCCCTGGGTGGAATACCTCACCCAAGAAGCATTGTCGTTCCCGGCCGGCGCAAACGATGACCAGCTGGACGCGCTCGCGCAAGCGAACAACTACCTACTGCTGCACGCACTGGAAGATACCGACCAGTACGTCGAACCGGACGTTTACGACGACCGGGATGACCGCGGGTGGAGCGTTTCACCTTACTGACCATTTGAAGGGGGTCTCCATTGGGCAAAATTATGGACCGGATCCTCGGCAAGGAATCAGCGGAACACCGAGCAGCTATCGCCAACGCAGAATACCGGTACGAGAAGCTGCAGGAGTCCCTCGGGTCGCTGGAGCTCGCATTGGAAGACCGAGGCTGGGAGCGGCTCAGCGCGAACGCGCAAGGCGAATTCTCCCGCGAAGGACTCCGCAAAGCCGCGGAACTGTGCCGGGTCATGTTCATCGCCAACCCGGTCATCAAGCGGGGCCTGAACGTGCGCGCCGCCTACGTGCACGGCCAAGACGTGGGCATCACTGCCCGCTCCGACGGTACCGATGATACCCAGGACGTCAACGAGGTTGTGCAGCAGTTCCTGGATGATGATTCGAACCGTGCGAACCTGACCGGCTCCAACGCGCGCATCCGGTTGGAGAACGCGCTCGGCACCGACGGCAACGTGTTCATCACCCTGTTCACGGACCCGATGACCGGCAAGGTGCAGGCCCGCACCCTCCCATTCGACGAGATCGCCGACAAGATCCTGAAGCCAGGCGACCGCGGCACCACCCACTACTACCACCGCCGGTGGACCGAGGGTGCGACGGAGATGCAGGAGCTGTACCCGGACATCCGGTACCGGCCGCTGATCCGCCCGTCGAAGGTGAAGATCGGCGACGACCTGCTACAGGTGAACTGGGATTCCCCGGTCTACCACCTGCACGACAACGGCCTAGAAAGTTGGAAGTTCGGCATCGGTGACGCGTACGCGTCCCTGCCGTGGGCTCGCGCGTACAAGGAGTTCCTCGAAGACTGGATCCTGCTGATCAAAGCTTTGTCGAAGATCGCGTTCACGATGACGAAGGACAAGAAAGCGTCACCGTCGCAGCAGGCCCGCGCTCGTGTGAACATCAACCCTGCCACTCCTGCCGGTTCTTCGGTGGAAATGTCGGGGGATCAGAAGATCGAAGCGGTCCCGAAGTCCGGCGCGACCATCGACTCGGAGTCTGGGCGGCCTGTGCTGGCCATGGTTGCTGCTGGTCTGGGCTTGCCTGTCACCACGTTGTCGGCTGACCCGGGGCAGACCGGGGCACGTGCTGTCGCCGAGACTTTGAACCAGCCGACCCGGTTGGAGTTCCAGTTGCGGCAGAAGCTTTGGTCGGAAATGTACCGGGCGGTACTGGGGTACGTCATCGACCAAGCGGTGATCGCGCCGCGCGGCCCGCTGAAGGGCACGGTGCGCCGTGAGGACGACCGGCTCGTTGTTGATCTCCGCAACGGCGACGACCGCACGCTGGAGATCGTCTGGCCAGACCTAGACGAGATCCCAATTGAAGCACTCATGGAAGCGATCAGCAAGGCGAACGACCTGGGTGTCATCCCGCAGCTGGAGATCCTGCAGCTCGCATTGCGTGCACTGCGTGTGCGCGACGTGGACGAGATCATCGAGTCCGTGAAGGACAAGGACGGGAACTTCATCGACCCGTTCGCGGAAGCAGGCCAGAAAGCAGCGGACGCGTTCCGGCGCGGTTTGAACCCGGCGACGGCTTCGGACGAGGACAGTGACGAATGATCGCAGGAATCCTGTTCCTGACCGTGTTCCTGGTGGGCCTGATCATTGGATCGATCATGGCCCGCCGGAAACATCCGCCCGTTGATTCGGCCCGGTTCGGCGCCGCAGTCCAACACCTCTATGGCCAACGCTCCCCGGACATCACCGTGAAAGTCCACTCAACCAGCAAACGGCCCATGCCAGTAAAGTGAGGTGGTTCGGTGGCTGTCACAGATGAAACACTCCGTGCAGCCGCCGACGCCCGCCGGCAACTCCGCCAGCTCACCGACAAGCAAGCCGTCGCCCTCGCCCAAGCGTGGGTAGACGCATGGGACACCCTCGCACCCATGTTCGCCGAAGCCGTCAGCGAGCTCGTCGCCCACGGCGAACGCGTGCCCCGCGCGGTGGCGGCCCGCAACGTGAAGCTGAAAGCCGCGCTCGAACAAGCGAGGGCCACGCTGGACGAGATCATCCCGTTCGCTGACTCTACCGTCACCAACGACCTCATGACCGCGGTACTCGACGCGGTATCCAGCCACCAAGCGATGGTCGGCACTCAGCTGCCGCCGAATACGGCCGGGCTTACCCTCAACGTGAACGCGCCCGCCCCGGACGCACTCAACGCGATTGTCGCCCGCACTACCGAGCAGATCCACGCGGCCACGAAACCGCTGGCGGCGTGGACGGTTCGCAAAATGAAGCAGGAACTCGTGAAGGGCATCGTCGTGGGGCAGAACCCGCGTAAGGTCGCCCGCAACCTGCTGAAAGCGACCGAGGGGCAATTCAACGGGGGACTGGCCCGCGCGATGACCCTTGCCCGCACCGAGATGCTCGACGCTCACCGGGCCGGATCATTGGCCGCGGCGAAAGCGAACGAAGACCTACTGACCGGGTGGGTGTGGATGTGCACGCTCGACCGCCGCGTCTGCCCGTCCTGCCTTGCCAAGCACGGCACCCTCCACCCTGTTGACGAGTTCGGACCCGAGGATCACCAGAACGGCCGGTGCGCCCGTATCGACAAAACCAAAACGTGGAAAGAGCTCGGCTTCGACATCGAAGAACCCGCCGACAGCATCCCCGACGCGAAAGCCTGGTTCGACAACCTCGAAGAGGAATCGCAGCTCGCCATCATGGGGCCAACCCGGTTGCAGCTGCTGAACGACGGCAAAATCCAGTGGGACGACCTCGCCACCCGGCGCAGTACTCCCGGATGGCGCGACAGCATGACCGTCACCCCCGTCCGCGACCTGCTGGCCATTGCCGGTTAGGTGCCGTCCGAAAGTGACGGCGAATAGTCCACGGCGCCACACCACCGGCACACCAGCACTAGTGACCCGCCCGTGTGTCTGAGTAGCGCCTGCCTCGGCACCCAAGAGTGCCCCGGGCACGCACCAGGTTCACTGGGCGCGTCGTTGCTGTCGTCGTATCCCATCAGACCATTTTAGGAGGGCCGTCGTGCCAACACTGATCACAGAAGCTGCCAAGGTCGCACGTAGCGGCCCCGGCAAGATCATGCTCACCATCATCACCCCCGGGCAGGGGTCGTCCGGCTACTACTCGGCGGAGACCATCAAGAAGGCCGCGGAACAACGCGCCTTCCCTGCCGGGACGCTGGGCATGGTGAATCACGCGAGCGAAGCGGAACGCATCGAACGACCAGAAGGTGACCTGCGGAATCTCGTTCTCGCCACCAACGAGGACGCATACGTCAACGCAGAAGGCGCGCTAGTCGCCGAAGCGCGGGTAGCGTCCGCTTGGGCTGATTTCGTCAACGAGTTCCACGACGTGATCGGTGCCAGCATTAGCGCATCGGCGCAGGTTCGTGACACGAAGGAAGGCCGCATTGTTGAGCGCCTTATCCCCAACCCTTTCAACACCGTTGACCTCGTGACCGTCGCCGGCCGCGGCGGCAAGCCGTCGGCACTGCTCGAATCTGCCAAGGTGATCGAGTCGCGCTCACTGATCGCCAACGAGGTCACCGCGTCCGACGTCGAAATGTACTTGGGTCGGGCAGTGCGAGACACGCACGCGGACCGGGAGAACGACTCATGGGCATGGATGCGTGACCACGACGACGCGTACGTGTACTTCGACACGGGCGGGAAGTCCTGGCGGCAGACGTACACCCGGGACGGCGTGAACGTGACCCTGACCGGCGAACCCGAAGAAGTGCTCCGCCGCACCGAATACGACCCCGTCGCCACCGAGTCCATCGAAGCCCTCGCTACCAAGCTCGAAGCCACCGGCATGGAAGCACTCAACGAGCGAACCCAAGAACCACCCGCCGCTGAAGCGGGGCAAGATTCCTCTCCGAAACTGGCCGAGGAAAACCACCAGATCCGAAAGGACACCACCATGGCAGAAATTGCCGAAGAGCGCCTCGCAGTGCTCGAAGAGTCCCACGGCCAGCTGCAAGCCATCAAGGCACGCGAAACCGAGCTGGTCGCCGAAAATACCGGGCTGAAGGAGTCGCTGGCCAAGGCCCGCGCATTCAACCGTGCCCAGGACTTCGCCAAGAGCATCATCGAAGGCGTGAACTCGGAGCTGTCCGAATCCGTCGTGGCCCGCATCGTCTCCGCATCCGTGCGTGAAGCCGACCTGCCGCTGACCGAGAACCTGCAGCTCGACACCGACGCACTCACCGAGACCGTCAACAAGGCCCGCGAAGCCGAGGAAACCTACCTCGCCAAGCTCGCCAAGGAAAACGGACTCGGCCAAGTCCGCGGCGTCGGCGACACCACCGCTACCGACGTGGCCGAAGCGTCCAACGACGACATCCGCAACGCCCTGAAGGGAGCCTACCGTGGCTAAGAACCGTCGCCTTCCCAAGGCCCTCCACATTGACCTCGCCGTCCCATCCGGCGTGAAGTCCGGCGAACCAGTCGCAGTCGGCGCATTCCGAGGCCTGGCCATCACCGACCGCGGCGCAGACGGCCGCGCCACCGTGTGGCTGGACGGCTCCGCCGAATTCACCGTCACCGGCGCCGTCGCCTCCGAAGGCCTCCCGATCTACATCACCAGCGCCCGTGCGCTGAACACCACCGCAACCGACAACAAGCTGTTCGGGTACTCCCTCGGCACCAAGGCAGCCGCCGCGGGCCCACTGGAAGTGGCCCTGCTCAACGGCCCGGCCCACGACTAGGAGACAACCACAGTGAACATTGATCTCAAAGAGATGATGGCGCACGAAGCATTCCGCACCGCGCCACACCTGCCGAACCGCATCGCCGAAGCTGCCAGCCTGTTCTACGCAGGCTGCAGCGGAAACGACGTGCTCGCCTACGCGCGCATGCACGAAGCCATGTCCACCTCGGACTTCCCGCTCCTGCTCGGCGCAGCCTTCCAGGTGACCGCCCGCGACGCGTACGAAGAAACCGTGCCGGAGTGGCAGTCCATCGCCGCCATCCGCCGCGTCAACGACTTCCGTCCCGCCAAGGACATCGACCTGTTCGGCGGCCGTGAAGCCTTCGACCGTGTCAAGGAAGGCGAAGAGTACAAGGCTCGCACCCTCGGCGAAGACAGCTTCGAATTCTCCGTGCTCAAGTACGGTAACACCTTCGGGCTGACCTGGGAGCTACGCAAGAACAACCAGTACCACCAGCTGCTGGACTTCCCCGGCCGTCTCGGTACCGCTGCTCGCGCCACCGAGGACGAGCAGGTGTTCAAGCAGTTCATCGCTGACGGCGGCCCGGTCGCTTCCTTCTTCTCCGAGCAGGGCTCCATCCCGGCCACCGCGCTGTCCCACGCTGCTCTGGTCGCCGCTTACAAGGACATCGTGTCCCGCAAGACCAAGGACAAGAAGCTGATCCGCCTCGGCGGCAAGCCTCTGAACCTCATCGTGCCGGCGCACCTGGCCATGGAAGCGGAAGAGTTCGTCAACGAGGACAAGATCCCGAACGGCTCCGGCGCGACCAAGACCAACCCGCTGAAGGGCAAGTTCAACATCGTCGTGTCGGAAGTCGCGGCAGAACTGAACTCCACCAACGGCGACACCGCCTGGTACATCCTGCCATCGAAGGACTCCAAGCATGCAGCCGTGGGCAAGGTGACCATGACTGGCGAGGAAACCCTCGACATCCGTGTTCGCCGCGACCAGGGCGAGCGCGTTGGCGGCGGCGCTATCGGGCTGGAAGACGGCTCGTACAAGGACGACACCATCGACTACCGCGGCCGACTGGTCACCGGTGGCGCGAAGCTGGACACTCTCGGCGTGTACGCGTCGAAGGGCGCCTAGCCCAACTGTGGGGGTCGCGTCTAAACGGCGCGACCCTCACCCGCAACAACAACACTGAGGGGGCCACCTGTGAACCTATCTGACGAACAGAAGCAAATCGGGCAGGTGCGCCACCTCATCGCCGACCTGGACACCAACAACCAGATCTTCACCGACGAGCAGCTGCAGACGTACCTCGAACTGAACGACTGGGACACCGGCAACAAGCCGGGCATCTACCGGGCGGCCGCTGACGCGCTCGACGCCATCGCGACCACGGAAGTACTCCTGTCCAAGAAGATCCGGACCCAGGATGTTTCCACGGACGGGCCAGCAGTCGCAGCTGATCTGAGTAAGCGGGCTGCCGCGTTCCGGGCCCGCGCAGATAAGGCCGAAGCGAAAGCTGACGCCGAAGCCGAAGCCTCCGACTCATTCTTCGACGTCGTTCCGTTTGCCTGCGATAACCCTGCCGAGGGTGCCGAACAACGCGGGTGGGGCTGGTAATGCCGCTCCCTGGATACAAGGTCATCCCTGAAGGATGGGCCGAACACCATCGGCCCGCGGCGGCGTCCACCATGACCTCTGAGTGTACTGTCACCCGGGCTACCGACGGTCCCGCGCCGTTCCCGCTGCCACCCGGGTGGACCGGTTCGCAAACCGTCTGGACTGGCAACTGCCGTTTGCAGCAGCATAACCGTGAATCAGCGGTCGACGCCGCCGGGCAAGGCGTGGAGTTGCGCCGTCACCTCATCGCGTTTCCCTACGGCCTGTCGAACCCTCTCCCAGTACTACGGGTCGGGGACTCTGGCGACGTTGTGCACATCAACGGGAACGCGTACATCCTGCGGCAACGCTTGGACGCGTCCGAGGAGTTCCAGCACGACTTCATTGCCGAGGAAAACCAGACGCAGAACAACCCGTAGGCGGTGCCCAATGATGGAATTCGACGCATCAGGACTCCGAACCCTCGGAACAGAGTTCAACCAACTGCCCAAGAAAGCGGCCCAGCTGGCGAAAGTCGTCGTGAAGAAAACCGCGAAGGACATCGAAGCATCAGCCAAGGCCATCGCCCCAGTTGACACCGGGTTCCACCGTGGCGCCATCAAGACAAGTGACCTGCGTGGGGTGTCCCAGTCGAGTCCATCGGCCGAGGTGCGGGCCAGCGCGGAATACGCCGGGTACCTCGAATTTGGTACCAGTCGCATGGCTGCCCGCCCTGCCCTGAACCCGGCAGCAGACAAGCACGAGCCGGCGTTCCTCGCAGCCATGGAACAGATCCTCAACCTCTAGGAGGCCCGAGTGTCCACGAACTATCACGAGCAGGTGGACACGCTCCTGAAGGCGGTCCCCGAGCTTGGTGGCCGCATCCATGACACCTACGTTGAGGGTCCGCTCGCGATGGAGCCTGGCGGTGTTCGCCCGCTCCCGTACGTGTTGCTCGCGTCCGGTGTCGCCAACCCTTTGGACGATGACTCGTTAGGCGGGCGCACCGACCTCACCGCCTTGGACTGGCGGGCACAAACCAACTGCGTCGGCCCCACACCCTCCCACGCCCGGGCGGTCGCTCAGGTAGTCATCCGCGCGCTCACCGACGCCCGGGTCGGCAACCACTGGTTGACCCGCGACCCCGACACGATGCGTCCCGACGTGCCAATCAAAGACGCCGACGTGACCCCGCCTCGCTATTTCATGCCCCTGTTCTGGCGGCTAACCACAACCACCTAGGAGAACCCCGTGTCCGAAAAACCACGGCAAGTCAACGAACCCGCGGTGCCCACGCCGCCAGCCCCCATCGTCGTCCACGTCACCGAACCGGCACCCAAGCCGGCCCGCGTGTACTCCAACACCAAACGCGTCTACGTCAAAGACACCATCACCGGGCAGCACTTGCCCGACGCGGTACCGGAGACGTGGCTGCAGGAGTTCCCGCACCTGCAAGAAATCCCGAAACCAGCAGTAAAGGAAGGTAACAGCAATGGCTAACGGCCCAAAGATGCTCAATACCGCAAACCGCAAGCTCGCGTGGGTCCCCACCATTGCGAACCCCAACGCCCCGACCGTCGCAGAGCTGACCGCCGGCAAGGACATCACCATGCTGGTGACCCGCGCCGACTACCAGTTCGGCGTGACCGGCAACGAAGCGATCGTTGAACCCGCGTTGGGTGACGACATCGACGCTGGCGTGCCAGGTAACGCGACCGTTGAAGCGGCGATGAACTTCTACCGGTTCCGTAACACCGCCGACGACACCGCCTGGACCACGTTCACCCAGCGTGGCCTGTACGGCTACCTGGTGGAGCGCATCGGACAGATCGAAGACGGCGAACGGCAGGACGAAACCCCGTTCGCCGCGGCGGATCAGGTGCAGGTCTTGTACGCGATCACCAACGACCCGCAGAACCAGACCCCAGCGAACGCCGGGTTCGAGAAGTTCCGCATGACGTTCTCGCCGCAGCGCCACTACCCGCGCGCTGTGGTCGCTGCCACCGGCGGCTAACCAGTAAGACCAGTCTGGGCGGGGTGCGTGGTGACTCCCGCCCCGCCCGGACTATAAACCCACCGAGTCACAACAGAGTCACCCCCAAACCTGTAGGAGTCACCCACATGTCTGAGAACCAGACCCCCAGCCCCGCCGCCGAATTCGACTTCGACGGTTGGCTTGCCGACGGCGAACGCGTCACCCAAACCGTCCACCTGTGGAAGCGCATCGACCTCTGGGACGAAATCCAGAAACTCGAAGCCAAACTCGAAGACGTGCCAGAAGTGCCCGAGGGCGACGAGCCGATGGGCGGCGCAGAGGACCCGAACGCGGACCTCAACGCCCAGATCGACGCACTGTACGAACGCCTCGACGAATCCAAGCTGTCCTTCCGCGTCGTCGGACGCACCAGCGACGAGATCGACGAGCTCCGCAAGGAAACCCTCACCGAGTGCCGCGAAGAGATGGACAAGGCCGCAGCAGACGGCCGCGCCGAAGCAAAGCGGGCCGCCGCCCGCGCCGGTGTCACCATCGCCAAGGACATCAACAGTCTCGTCCAGATGGGCGGCACCGAATGGTCGAACAAGGTCCTGAACCGCGAGATGAACTACCGCATCGTCGCCGCATCCACCCACATCATCACCCCGAGCGGGTCCTTCCAGCCGCTCACCGTGACCCAGGTACGTGCCCTGCACAAGGCACTCGGCGAACAGATGATCGGCCGTCTCGTTGACGCCGCCTACACGGCGAAGGACGACATGCCGGAGGTCACCGTCCCAAAATCGTAGAGGCTATGGCCACCAAACGGTGGCGCCACCTCGTCACCCAAACCCGAGCAGCCCGCGACTGGCGACTACCAGTCACGGTGATGCTCGGGTACAGGGACGACAACAACCGGTGGAACGACCAAGACAAGATCATGGCCGTGGCCTTACGCCAATACGAAGACAGCATCCACTCTTGCGGCGTACCCGGGTCCGTCGCATTCGGCGACCACAACGTTGGGCGTGTCGAATGGGAAGAAGGACAGTGCCACGCCTGCGCATCCAAAGAGGGCGCAGCGGAGAGCAACAAGAACAACAACTACCCCGGCAAGATCCTCCTACCCGTCTGGGACGACTAAGACCTTCCTGTACAAGTAGCTATGGCGTAATCGCCCGAAGATGAGTTCTTGCTAATCAGGACCTCGTCTACATAGATGCGACAAGTTACCGTCCCATAGTTGTCATCCTTCTGTGCCGACATGTAGAGGAACTGGCCCGCCCGGAAGTTCATTCGGAGACCTTCCGCGCCTGTGCTCTTGGCCGTCAAAGGAAGGCTCACAGACTGTTGCTGCGTCCCGGTGGGAGTTTCAAAAGTAATGTCGGCGGACGGTGTGCCGCGCACCAACCTGGGAAGCGTCGTTTCGAAGTCGACTTCATATCGAACCTCGACCGTGGACACCACCGGAGCAGCTGGTGCGCTGACTGCAGCTGACTCTGAACTGCACCCTGTGAGGACGCCTATCCCGGCCACTGCCAGGAGCCCCCAAATCTTATGTCTCATTTTTCCCCATTCGTTGGACTCATTGTAAGTCAGCGGACGGACATAACTGAATAGGCGGTGCCACTTTGGCTAATCGTGACCTCGTCGTCCGCGTCCGGGCTGAGATCGGCGCTTTCCAGCGTGACATGGCCGCCGCCGCGCAAGCCGCGAAGCAGGCCGCGGACGCCACGGAAGCCGCCGGTCGAAAATCGAGCAAGGCTGGCAAGGAATACGACACGGCCGGCAAGCAAGCGGAATCCGGTATCGGCCGGATGGCGCAGACCGCGCAGAAGCACCAGCAAGCCTGGGACTCCGTGTCCACGACGCTCATGGTCGGTGGCGCCGCGGTAGCTGGCGGGCTGGCCCTGTCCACGAAGGCGGCGATTAGCTGGGAATCCGCGTTCGCTGGCGTGAAGAAAACCGTCGACGACTCCCCGGCCGGTTACCGGCAGCTGTCTGACGAGCTCCGCGGGCTGGCACGCACCCTCCCGGCAACCCACACTGAGATCGCTGGTGTCGCTGAAGCTGCTGGCCAGCTCGGTGTCGCCCGTAAGGACATCACCGGGTTCACCAAGACGATGATCGACTTGGGGGAGTCCACGAACTTGACCGCTGAGGAAGCGGCAACCAACATCGCCCAAATCAGCAACGTGATGGGAACCATGAGCCGGGAGGGTTCCAAGGGTGTTCAGCGGTTCGGTTCCGCCTTGGTCGCTCTCGGCAACGACGGCGCGAGCACTGAAGCGGAAATCCTTTCCATGTCGCAGCGCATCGCTGGTGCAGGTGCGACCATCGGAGCGTCCGAAGCTGACGTGCTGGCCCTGTCCAACACTTTGGCTTCCATGGGCGTCAAGGCCGAGCTTGGTGGCGGCGTCACCACGCGAGTCCTGCTCAAGATGCGCACCGCCGTCGATGAGGGCGGCGAATCGCTGCAGTCGTTCGCGAAGGTCGCCGGTGTCTCTGCCGACGAATTCGCCAACAAGTTCCGCACCGCCCCAATGGAAGCCCTCGACCTCGTGTCGAAGGGCATCAACCGTGTGAACGAAGCAGGCGGCAACGTGACCGCCACGCTGAAGGACATGGGCATCAAGGGCACCGAGGAAACCCAGGTCATGCTCGCCCTCGCGAACTCTGGTGAGCTGCTCGCAGACTCGCTGAAGTTGGGTGCGCAAGCTTGGGACGAAAACCTTGCCCTCGTCGCTGAAGCCGAGCAACGGTACAACACGACCGAGTCGAAGATCCGCATCGCTTGGAACAACATCAAGGACGCTGGTATCTCGGCGGGGGCCGCACTGCTCCCGGCTGTCTCCGGCGTGTCGGATGTGGTTGCGAAGCTGGCGGGCGCGTTCTCCGACCTACCCGGCCCAGTGCAGACCGCATTCACTGCCCTTGCCGGCATCGGCGGCGTCTCCGCCCTGGCCGTCGGCGGCGGCATGAAAGTCATCGGCATGCTCGGCGACCTGGTCCCGAAGATGCAAGCCCTCGGCATCGACACCCCGCGCTCCACCCGCGCGCTGGGCCTATTCGCCAAGACCCTCGGCGGCATCACCGCTGTCGGCGCTGGCATTGTCGTAGGCAAGCTTGCCATCGAAGGTATCAACCAAGCCGTACGCTCCGGCCGGCCCGACGTTGAAGCCTACTTCAACCTGCTCGCTACCGGCGGCGACGTCGTCGGCGCCATGGACTTGGACCTGGGCGGCAACAACTTCACGTTCCCGAACTCCTACATCAAGACCGTGAAGGACTACTACGGCGCCCACACCGAGGGTGCCGCGGCCGCGAAGCAAGCCATCGTCGCTGGAGACCAAAACGGGTTCATCACGTGGATGTCACAGAACCTCGGCATGGGCGACGTACGCCGCGCTGCCGAGGACTGGTTGCAGCTTGCGGAGGCGGGCAAGTCCATTGCTCGCGCGTTCGACATGGGCGAGAACGACCTCGGCGTCGAAGCATTGAAGACCATGCAGAAGGATCTGGAGCTAACTGACCAAGAGGTCGGGAAGCTGATCAACAACGTCCCTGAACTGAAGTCGGCGCTGACTACGCTGGCCACCGAGCAGGGTATCCAGATCGACCCGAACAATGAACTCGGGTTGGTTGATCTGGCATTGGGTCGCATCAAGCTGTCCGCGCCTGAAGCTGGCGATGCTGTGAAGGGCACTGCTGACGGGTTCGAGATGGCTGCTGAAGCCGCCCAGAACGCCAAGGAAAAAGTTGACGACTTCTACGAGTCACTGGTCAACGCTGGACTGGTCGTGCTGGGGGAGCGTGACGCGCTCCGAGGTCTGGAAGAGTCGTTCGCCGCCGCTGCAGCCGCCGCGGATAAGAACGGCAAAACGCTGGACACGACTACCGCGAAGGGCCGCGAGAACGAAGCGGCTCTCGACGGTATCGCCCAGGCGACGTTCCGGGCGATGGAAGCGCAACGAAGCGCGGGAGCGAGCACCGCTGAGCTTGGCGCGACTATCGCTGACGGTCGTGAAGGGTTCATCGCTGCAGCGCAGTCCATGGGATTGTCGGAGAAAGCAGCTGCCAAACTGGCAGACAGCTTGAACCTGATCCCGGGCGCCGTGTACATCCAGTTTGATTCGAACACCGACGACCTCGCGGGCAAGCTCACGGAGATCCACGAGCTGGTGCAATCCACCCCGGACGGCAGCGTCACCATCGAAGAGAACTCCCCGCTGGTGATCGACGCTCTACGCGATCTCGGGTACATCGTCACTACGTTGCCGGATGGCACCATCAAGGTATCCGAAACCGGCACGGACTCGACCGGCAAGAAGATCGATGAGACCGCGGGCAAGAAGCGTACCTCGAAGATCGACACTAAGGCGATCACCGGGGCCGCGGATAAGGCGCTAAACGGAACCGCCCGCCAGCGCCAGTCCACGATCCTCGCAACTGCGTCGACAGCTACAGCTGAAGGACAGCTGAACACTGCCGCCCGCGACCGCTACTCGGTCATCCGCACTCGCGTGGTCACCTCCCATGAGTCGTACGAGTCCACAGGGCGCGGCGGTTCCGGTGGCGTGACTCGCGCGTCGGGCGGTTCCGTGTTCGGTCCCGGTTCGGAAACATCCGACTCGATCCCGGCGATGCTCTCCAACAACGAGCACGTCTGGTCGGCCCGTGAAGTCCGCGGCGCCGGCGGCCACGGCCAGATCGAACGCATGCGAGCCATGGCCCGCGCCGGCACCCTGCCAGCGTTCAAGACTGGCGGCCGTGTCGGATGGTCGCAGGAACAGGACCGGATTTTCGCACGGCAATCAGCCAACGTGACCGAGGACCGGAAGCGGGCTGAACGCCGAGTCAAGAACGAGCAGAAGCAATACAACGCGATCAGCTCGAAGAAAGCCGACTCCGCGCGGAAGAAAGCCGCCAAGCGGCAGCTTGACGAAGCGAAACGGGACCTCGACCGAATCAAGAAGGTCGAAGAACGCGCCAAGGACACGCTGCGCGAATCGAAGGAACGCACAGCCCGCCTGACCGACCAAACGTTCGACATCAAACGAGACCTGAAACGCGGGTCCATCGTCGACTCGTTCACCAGCGGTTCGGGCCCGTCGGTCGTGGATCAGATGTTCGAGCAGTCGAAGAACAAGGACCTCTCCAAGACCCAACGCTCCCGGCTCCGGTCGACTGCGTACGGCATGGAGACCCAGCTGATCCAACTGGAGAAGCGTTCCGAGAAGCTCACCACGCAACTGGACAAAGCCACCGAAGCTCGCGACCGCCTGCTGGACGCGAAGAATTCGGCAGCATCGTCTCTGCGCAGCGAATGGTCGCTCGAATCAGTGATGCAGTGGGACACGTTGAAGAACGGCCCCCTGACAGCTGGTGACATCAAGACCCAAGCCCGGGCGAAGGTCTCCCAATACAAGACGTTCGCGAAAAAGATCGACGACCTCCGCAAGAAGGGCTACAGCGCCGCTGTCATCCAGGACGTCATCGAACTCGGCGTGAACGAGGGAACCTACGCAGCCGAAGCGCTGCTTGGCGGTTCGAAGTCCGACATGCAGGACATCAACAAGGCGTATAAGGACATGGACACTTACACGTCCAAGACCGGAACACACCTGACCGAAGCGATGTCTAAGGGTGGCATCAACGCCGCCGAAAGCCTGGTGTCGGGGCTTGAATCGCAGTCCAAGAAAGTGGACGACGCCTTCTACAAGCTGGGCAAGCAAGCGGAAGCAGCGTTCAAACGTGCCTTGGGCATCAAGTCCCCATCCAGGGTGTTCAAGGGAGCGGCCAAGGACACCATTGACGGCGGCATCGTCGGACTCGACGAGAACAAGAACCGCCTGTTCGGCGCGTACGAAGACCTCGGCCAAGGGGTCGCGGAAGCGTATAAGCCGAACCAGTTGCGCACCGCGCTGATGCCAAGCGCACCGGGGCACAACACCATGGGCCAAGCCACCCCAGGCAACGTCCAAAACAACTATTTCTACTACCCGAAGGCAGATCACATGTCCAAGGGAGTGGAACGAGCCAACCAGCTGGCGCAACTCTAGGAGGACACCGTGTACACCTTGGACGGAATCCCGCCCGTCGACCCGGCCGGCGTGTACAAGCTCCTGACAGGCACGACGGTCCGCGGTTTCGCTGGCCGTCGTGCCAACATGCTGGAGCTGCCCGGTGTGGACGGCGCTATCCCCGATGTGGGGGCGCCGTTCATGCCAGGCAGTATCAATCTTCAGTATCGGTTCTTTGCGGCCACTCACGGGGCGATGATGGCCGCGTTGGAACGATTCAATGGTGTCGTCGGGCAGCGGAAGCTGTTGACCATCGTGCACGACTACGGCAACGGGCAGACTCGCACGAACCAAGGGTTCGTCACCTCGCCCATCGTCACCGAAATGCCAATCAACCGATACGTCCGATACCCGGTCGCCCTGCAGCTGCCGAACCCGCTGTGGCGGGGCTCCGCACTACTTACCGCAGACTCCGGGACGCTGACCGCGACGTTCGCGAACCACACACTGGCAGGGTTCTCGTCAACGGCACCGATCACGGATGCCCTCATCAGGGTGCGCGGCGGATTCTCCACCGCCTACATCGGGTGCCCGGTCAGCGGAGACGAGATCCTCATCAACACCCCCATCGGCGCGACTGAATACGCAGTCATCGACACGAAGACCTGGTCGGCCCGCAAAGTCACCACCGACACATGGTCGGGCGGCACCGACATCAGCGCCAGCGTCTCATCCAACAAAGGCCGCGGCCACATGCTGTCCCTCGAACCCGACCAGATCGGAGCGACCGGGGGACGCTACCGGGTCCGCGCCCGAGCAACCAACCCGACCGGCACACCCATCGTGCAAGTCCGGGCGCAGCTCGCATATCACTAACACCATTGGAGGGCTCACCTTTGGAAACCCGCATTCGTATCGCCACCCCGTTCGGCACGGACTTCCAAATCGTCCCTCACTTCCTCTCCGCCCAACCCGTATGGCCATTCCGCGACAAATCCACAATGAGCCTGCACTACCCGCGCGCCGGCGTGAACGACGCACTGCTGAACTCGGAATGCGAAGCCGTCTTCGAATACCATGACGGAACCCAATGGGTGGAACCCCTCGACTCCCGTTACAAGCTGGCCGGCCGCGACAACGACCGACTCGAAGACGTACCCACCCGCCGGTTCGACTTCATCGCGCTGCTCCCCGAAATGCTGGAGCACGCGAAGGTTTGGGAACCGGCCGGACTGCAAACCGACACGGACGGGAACATCCTTTTCGCCGCCGTCACCCCAGGCGTCATCATCAAGACCCTCTTCGACAACGCGCGCGGCCGCGGCTGGGGTCCACAGCTGAACCTCGGGTTCTCCACCACCCACGACTCCAATGGACAGCCATGGGCTGGTGTCGTGAACCTTGCCCTGGATCCTGCGCAGTCGATCTTCGAAGTGCTGTCCGCGCTCGGCAATCAGGGCATCGTGGACTGGGCCGGGCAAGGTCGAACCTTGCAGATGTACAACCCGGACACATATCTGGGCCGGGACCTGCAGTCTGTTCGTCTACTCGCCTACGACGGGGAAACGTCGGCACCAACGCAGGTGTCCTACCGCGACCGTGCCACCGTCCTCCGTGTGGTTGGCGACGGCGGCAACACCTGGGACCGCGTCAACGGCACCTCCCCGTGGGGTCGCCTGGAATCCATCATGTCCGCCGGCGGCGTGTCCGACGAGGGCACCGCATTCCTCATGTCCGATGAGGAATTGCTGAAGTCTTCCGCGGCCCGCGTCTCCCGCACCCGCGAGTTCGACGGCGTGTCATCGTTCCTCCCTCACCGGGACTTCCGGGGCGGCGACCACGTCCGCTACCAGACGGAAAACGGTGTGGAGAAGATGCGTGTCTTCTCCATGTCGCTGACTATCGAAGAACGGCTCTCCGGGTACGCGGTACTGGGTGACCGGTTCGAGGACGCACTGATCGCGGCGGCCCGCAAGCAGCAGCGCATCACCGTCGGCAAGGTCAACGGCGGCAACGGCAAGCCACCGACGCAGCCGACCGACGACGTGCGCACCCCAGCGAACCCTATCGGGTTCATCATGTCCTCCTCGGTGTACCTCAACCCAGAGGATGGCACGGAAGTCGGACGTGTGCACGCGGGCTGGACCCATACGGGCAAGGGCACCGATGGCACGGCCATGGACATTGACCGGTTCGAATTCCGGATCCGCGAGTCGCTTGACAAGTCCGGGAAGTGGCAGTCCTTCCGTTCCGTGGAGGGTTCCGACCGGGACGCGACGTTCTCACCGGTGCGTGTGCGTCGGGAGGACGGGGCAGCAGAGACGTACGACTTCCAGATTCGTGCCGTGGGCGCGAATTCGCGGTACTCCTCCTGGGTGACGTACCGGTACCTGACCATGGAAACGGACACCACCCCGCCGCCAGTGCCATCCGCACCAGTCGGCGAAGCCGTGTACGGTGCTGTGTCGATCCAGTGGGACGGGTTCGGGGCCGGCGGTGAACTCATGCCGCCAGACTTCCTGCACGCTGAAGCGGAGATCGGCACCAGCCCGGAAGGTCCGTGGCAGTTCGCCGGCAACATGGAACGCGCCGGGAACATGTTCGTGCCATTCGCCCTGGAGTACGGGACGTACTGGTTGCGCCTGCGCTCGGTCGACCGCTCCGCGAACAAGTCCGAATGGTCCGCCCTCGCAGAAGTCACCACGACTCCGCTGGTGGAGCTCCCGGACATCGCTGACCTGATCGACGACGTGAACACACAGATCGAAGGTGTCCGGCAATCCGCGAACGGCGCGAACACTCGCACCGATGCGATCACCGACCCGGTCACCAACGGCACCGAGCAAGAGGGTGATTCATGGTTCAAATGGACCGAGGGTGAGCATGTTCTAGACCCGAAGATCCTGTTGGGTCAGTGGGTGTGGAACAACGGCGGCTGGCAGAAGTACGAGATGGGCCATCAGATCATCGCGACCGTCGACATTGGCAAGGGTGTCATCGGCATGCTGGACGGCATCCACATCAAGTCCCGCACCCTGCACATCGGTGATCAGATCATCGTCGCCGACATGAACAACCTGGCCACGATCAACGCGCAGCTGGGAGTGAACGTCACCTACCCGGCGTCGTGGTCAACGGAAGCCATCGAAGGGTACACCTACAAGGCACCCGGCGGATCCGACTACCTGATGTTCATGGACCGCGGTGGCCCCGTCCCGGTGGAAACCGGCGACTGGTTGCGCGTCTCGTTCACGGCGAAGAGCGGCGTGACTGGCACCGCTCAGCTGCGCGCGTGGTTCTACGCCAACGAAGACGGCACCGGCGGCAACGTGGCGTCAACCGCCCACACGGTGGACTTCGCTTCGGGGGAGAAAGCCTACGCCTTCGACGTGCAGGTGCCGAACCTGTCCAGCATCGGCGGCGGTAAGTCGTGGGTGATGGGCCTGTTCGGGGCGGATTCCCGCTGGTTGGGTGTCCGCAACGTTCGCGTCTACAAAAAGGTGAACGCCACGCTCATTGGCCCTAACTCGATCACCACGCCGATGCTGCAATCCAACATCGTCAAGACCGAGCACCTGCAAGCCAATGCGGTCGAAGCTGACAAGCTTGCGTTCGGGTTCGCCGATGGTAAGGTCATCACCGGGGCGCTCATGCAGTCGCTGGCCATGCCGAACCGCGGGTTCAAGATCGACGGACTCGCGAACCGCATGTATGCGTGGAACCCACTCGGGCAGCGCGTGTTCGAGCTAAATGGAGATAACGGAGACATCAACCTCGGCCGGAACAATATGATCCGGCTATTCGGCAACAGCGGTGATGTCAACATCGGCAACGGTAAGCTCACCGTCAACGGAGCGACAGGACACCTGCGGATCAACGTGGGCAATGAGGGTGGGCACGCCATCCGCATGCTCGGCGACGATGGGCGTTCCATGCAGCTCGGAGCCGATGCTGACGGCGGTTACGTCGGATTCTCGGTCCCGTCGTTCTTCGCAGCAGGTGTGCTCCGTTTGGAGGAAACCAACGACGCGATCACTCTTCGTTCGCCGCGGCCCACATCTACGGATGAAGCAGGGTACATCCGATTGTTCCCGGGATACGAGCCGGGAAGTGGCGCTGCGCCGGTCCTGAACACGAACACTAAGCTCACGTTCACTCGTGCTGACGGTGGTTTGCGTTTCCTGAATGGTGCCAGGATCGACGGCGACGCGGTCATGAGGATCACTTCCGGCGCGTCGATCTATGTTGCGGCGCAAGGCAAGGATGCGTCTAATTCGACCGAATCGGATTTGCAAATATTCACCGACGAGGTCGGACGGTACGTGCGGTCCTACACCGTGTACAACCGCGAATACTCTGCAGGTTCGAACATGTACATCACAGCTAGTGGATACATCGGGCGTACGACTTCGAAGAGCGCTAACAAGCTCGACCAGCGACCTCTGGACATCTCAGACAACGTGCTGGACGTGCCGATGAAGACATGGTTGGACCGGTCTGAATCGCTGGAGCGCGAGGAACTGAAACAGCTGGGCGTCAGGACGGAAGCGCAGCAGTCAACCCTGGACCGAAAGCAACGCCGCATCCCAGGCATGATCGCCGAGGAAGTCGCAGCGGTGGCGCCAGAGTTCGTGACCTATGAGCCGGACGGAACGCTGGCCGGCTTCGACCGTGAGGGCTTAGCGCTGGCACGAACTGAAGTTCTCTCGCGGCAGCTGCAAGCTGAGCGGGAACGTAACGACCAGCTGGAAGCCCGGCTGGCTCGTTTGGAAAAGCTCATAACTGAATAAGGAGGGCCAGTGGCTCGCACAATCAACTTTGATTTCGCCCAAGCGGGCGGCCAAGTAATCACCGAGGGTGTGCTGACCATTGCGCCCACACAGAACTGGGTATCGTCGGGCGGCGCCGTTGTGGTGCCGTCCGGCAATCCGGTCCAGTTGGTCAATGGTAAGGCGTCCATCGCGGGCGTTGAACCGACTCCGGCCGCGGCTGACGGCTGGCGGTATCAGGTGCAGTTGGAAACCACTGACCGGCGCGTCCATACGTGGATCGTCGAAGTGCCAACCGGCACGACCCCAATCAACTTCTCCGCACTGCCCGTGCAGATCGCCGTGACCCTCCCACTGGGTGCGACGGGTGCGCAGCTGCAGACGTGGATCGACAGCGTCCATTCCTATGCGGCCAGCGCGAACACGAACTCCGTGAACGCGCTCGGGCAAGCCGCGGCGCTGAATACCCGCGTCAATGCCCTGGAAGCTGGCGGCGGAGGCGGAGGTGGCGGAGGTGTCGGCAACTTCGACATCATCCGCAAGGTCGGCGCGAACTGGCCGGCCCGCCCGTCGAGTTCCGGCACCGTGAAATATGCGTGGGTCGGCCCTGCCCCGGCGCCAGCTATCGTGTCGTCGGGAACCGGTGGGATGCGCAACAATGTCGATTTCTGGTGGAGGACGGCGTGAGCGATAACGTCAGCATGTTCCACGCCCTCGACAACCGGCTGGTCCGGCCTTTCGCCATGCAACCCCCGGTAGAAGTGGAACGCCCCGAAGGACCGGACTACGTCAGGTATGAGGACCTGTACGTGACCGGCGACGACCTGCAAGCCGTCATCAACCGGGTGACCGGCAACAAGAAGCTAACCTTCCCCGAAGACGTGTTCATGTTGCCGAACAACTTCTCCAACGGGTACCTGGACGGGGTCCGGCTTGGCCACCCGGAGGTCGGTGGCGGCTGCCGCGGATTCGCCGGGTCCGGACGCAACACGATCTTCAAGATGGCGTCATCGAACAAGACCCCGTGGGCGTCCGGCGCTTCGCCGTACATGCTGATTGACGCGATCAGCCCATCCAGCGTCGGTGAGATCGAAATGGAGTTCAAGAACTTCCGGGTCGAAGGAACCAACCTCGGCCACGAATATCACGGGCTGCGCCTGGAACGGGTCCGCGGACTCATCGAGAACGTGTACTTCACCGGAATCACCGGGTACAACAAGGTGCCGCCGGGGGAGACTGGCAGCATCAGTCTGTTCCAAGTTCATGGTGGGCTGAAGATCAACAACGTGGAGGTCGACGGCCGCCGCAACGGCGAGCTGGTCGCGTCGTCACCGATCATGCCTAACAACTGCTCGAACATCGAGATAAATAACCCGTACTTGCATCACACGTACACGGGCGGCGGCGGTATCGCTTGGTACCACTCCACCGATTCTGTGGTGAACAACCTGCGTGCCGAGTACATCGGCTCTGGGCCGGGTGTCCGTTCCGGGTATGGCGCGAACCACGAACAGTCGACGCGCATCACCTATAACAAACCGTCGATCATCTGCAACCGCAACGCGGTCGGCGGCACCTTGCACATGTCTCTGAACTCGGACGGGGCGCGCGGCGGCGTGGACTGCCAGCTGACCATCAACGACCCGACGTGGGATGCCACCACGGTTGGTGGCGGCCGGTTCGTGGTGGAGACGTGGACCTTGGCGAACCAGATGCAACGCACACCTCCGACGGTGACAGGCAAGAACGGCCAACCGTTGGAGTACTACTACATCAACCCTTACGCGAACGGAGGCGTCCAGAATGGCGCTTAAGCACTATGACATGGAGGGCGGCACCGAAGGTGCGACCGTCACCGCCCCGTTGAGTGGCGCACAGCTGATCTCGAATCCGAACTCTGAGGGCACGATCAAGTTCATGGCCGCGGCGAAGAACTCCGGGTCGTTTGGTATTCGCGCGGCGGCAGCTTCCACGAACGACATCACCACTCGGTGGGGGTTACTGGCTCCGAACTATCAGGTGTCGTTCGCGTTCAACATCCGGTTCACGGTGCTCCCGGCCGCCCAGAAGCTACTGGCCACGTTGCGGAACGCATCAGGAACGGCATGGCGGCTGTCGCTGCGCCAGGACGGCACGCTGCACACTGACGGGTCTGTGGTCACCGGCGACACCGCGGTCGGCGTGACCCTTTCAACCAACACCTGGTACCGCATCGAAGTGCTAGCGGACGTGATCGCGAGCACCGGAAAGGTCCGTGTCTACAAGGGCAACAGCTTGACCTTGCTGGCCAGCCTGAACCAGGAAGGCATGAACCTCGGTTCGACGCAGATCGCTGCCGCGGACATTTACGGGAACCGTTCGCAGACGACGGACATCGACGACGTCCGGGTGAACGACGGGTCCACCGCGTGGCTGGGCCCTGCCCGTCCGACGTTGGAACCGTCTTCGACGGTGCGGCCGTGGGACATGGTGGACAACTCGGGTGATTATTCGGTGGTTGGCACCACGAATTTCACTACCGCTGTCGCTGATGATTCGGATACGACTTATGTTGAGTCGATCAACTCGCCGGTAAATACGCCGATAATGTTCGCGTTGAACCCGCTCACGTTGGGGCCGGTGACGGTGAACCTGCGGCATTCGGCGACGTCCGCGTCCCCGGTGATCACTCGCACGATCCGACTGTTGCAGGGGTCGACGCTGATCGCACAACGAGCCACAACTCTTCCGACGTCCATTACTTCCTACAGCTTCACGACGACCAATTCGGAAACGAACCTGCTGGAGTGGCCGCGTGACAATCTGTACCTCGAAATCAGGGATAGCGCCCTATGACGGCCCGGCTTCACCGCATCGAAGTTTCCACCGTGTCACCGGCGGGCCGACTCCACCGTATCGAGGTGACCGCACCGTCGGCGCTGAAAGCACGGTTGCACCGTGTGGAAGTGACGGCACCACCTACCCCGTCGCCGAACGCTGGCCCTGATGTGAAGGACCTCCCGGCATGGGGTCGGATCGAACTTCACGGTACGGAAACCTCGAATGTTGGCGCATCGGTTGCGCAGCGTTGGGTGCAGGTGTCTGGTTCGGCGGCGGAGATCATCAACGGCAACAGCCCGGACGCTTACTACTGGGCGCCGGGCAGCACGGATGGTGAGTCTCTGGAGTTCGGCTATCAGGTGCAGAGTTCGGGCGGGGTTTGGTCGCCTGTGGACACGGTGAAGCACCGGTTCCTTCCGTCGGCTGAGTTCGCGGCTATCGGTGGCCGTCTGGTTCCGATGGGCATTATTCAAATCAGCTCGGGCTTCAGCCTGGGCACACTCACCAAATAAGCGGGCCACCGCTCACTCGTAGAAAGTTGGAGCCACCATGGCTATCAAGACAGCAGCAGGACGCAACGCCGCATCGGTGGCGTACGGAAACTTGGCGACCCACGGAGCGATTTACACGACCGCACCGTCTGGCACGGCCGGAACGGAACCCACTGGGGTCTATGCCCGAAAGCCGCTCACGTGGAGCGCCCCGAACGACAACGGCACGGTCAGCACCATCACGGCGACGGCCACGTTCGATGTCCCATCGGGTGCGACCATCGCTGGCGTTGGTTTGCACACCGCTCTCACTGCGGGCAACTACGTAGACGGCGGCACGGTGACCAGCCAGAATTTCGCATCGCAGGGCACCTTGACGGTGACGTACACCTACCAACAGAGCTAAGGCGGTGATCGGCGATGCCCGTTATCCAGCAAGCCTCAGGGCAGTTCAACGGCAACGCCAGCTTCACCGTAGCCCTGCCGGTCGCATCGTCGGCATCAAGCACCGTGGTCGTCCTCATTGCGGGCAACACGGTTGTGAACACCCCCTCGGGCTGGACCATCCGCACTAGCCAGGTCAACTGGATGGGGCACTACCTATGGGACCGGCCTGGGGGCGGCACGAGCTACAACTTCACCGCCAACGGCCAGGGCACCTGGTGGATCGCCGAGGTAAACGGCGCGTATAGCATCGCCCAGTCGGCGAACAACACCGCATACGCCACCACCTACACCTCACCGTCGATCACCCCGGTCGCGGGGCCGAAGACGCTGATCGCATCGTTCGGATCGGTCACCGATAACACTGCCGTCCGAGATGTCGTCTACAACTCGCCATTCACCGAAGTACTCGACACCTACGTCTCAGCGGCAGACTACCCATCCCATGCAGTAGCTGTCGCGGAGGTCGAGGGCGGCACTGCGCAGAGCGCCACGGTAACGTGGAGTTCCAGCGTCGGCGGGCGCACGGCGATAATCGCCGCCTACGTCAGCTCCAGTGGCGGCGGGGGGTCGGACTACAGCCGGTCAATCGCATTGTCTGGCAGCGGCACCCTCGGCGCCACGGCCAAGCCGTCAACGAACCGAAACGCAGGGCTTTCCGGTGCCGGTACGCTCGCCGCAACAGGCAAACCAGGGTTCACCAAGCCCGCACCGCTAACAGGATCCGGAACGCTCTCCATCAGCACGGCGCCGGGGCCCTCCCGAAGTATGACGCTCACCGGTTCCGGTGCGCTGGCAGCAGACTCGTCGCCGGGGTTCAGCAGGGCCGCGGCGTTCGCCGGGTCCGGTACTCTGTCCGCGATAGCTACACAGGCCGGAAGCATGACGGTCACGCTCACCGGGTCCGGTTCGATGCTTGGCAGCGTGTCACCAGGCGCGACGGCTGGCCTCGGTCTGGTTGGTGCCGGCACGCTGAGCGTCACGGTTGCCCCGGGCATCGCCACCGCCGTCACTATGGCAGGCAGTGGCACGCTCGAAGCGTCGACATCGACTACCTCGGACACCGAGCTGATCCTGTCCGGCGCGGGCACCCTGACACCAGACGTGCACCCGGCATGGGCGCTGGAGTACCTGGCATCGGGCGCCGGTTCACTGGCCCTCAAAGCGGTCCCCGCGGCGCAAGCCTCAGTGGCCCTCTCCGGCGCTGGCACGCTCACCATGTCCACCAGTCGCCTTGGGGCCGTGAGCGTGGCCCTGTCGGGCGCTGGCACGCTCAGCGCGGCAGTTTATCCCGACCTCGCAACCGCAATGAGCTCGCAAGGCGCAGGGCAACTCACTGCCACGCTGGCACCAGCACTAGAAACCAGCGCCAAGCTCAGCGGCTCCGGAACACTCACCGTCGGAATCGACAACAGTCGCGCCATCCAAACGGATCTGTCCGGTACCGGACAGCTCACCGCAAACGGCACCGCGCACACCAAAATCCACACCATCGGCAGCGGAGCCGGAACACTCACTGCGCAGCACACTTCAAGCATGGCCGTGGCCATCACCTTCACAGGTACTGGGAAGCTCACCATCACCCTGCCCGACACCCGCAGGGACATCACCGTCACCGCCCATCTCGGCGCACGCCAATGGCACGCACAACTACCCACCCCCACCCAGACTGCCAACCTCGCCCCGAAAAGGTGGAAAGCAGACCTATGAGCACATACCTCAAAGAAACAGCCGAATTCCAACCCATCGTCGTCACCCGAGACGGCACCCCCGCCACAGACTTCGAAGTCAGCCTCGTCCCATTCGGTCAACGTCCAGGCGAGTGGGTGCCAACCATCGAACTCGACGGCAAACGCGGAATCATGATCGAGAACCTCGACATCGGCGAATACTCGATCTACACCAAAATCCGCGACGACCCCGAAACCCCAGTCCTACTCGCAGGCCGGGTGAGTATTCGTTGACCATCCCTCAACTACTCACCGCAGCCCATAACCGAAAGGCAAGCAGAGCCCATGCCTGAATGGCTGCCGTACCTCATCATCACCGTCATCGTCATCCTCGTCGGGCTAGCCGTATGGCTCGGCAAAGTCGTCTGGCCCTTCGTGCGCAAACTGAACCACTTCGTAGACGACGTCGCAGGCGAACCCGCACGCTCAGGCGTACCGGCTCGCCCAGGGCTCATGGAACGTGTCGCACTCATCGAACACGAAGTGAAAACCAACCACGGCTCATCCCTCAAAGATGCTGTGAAACGCGTCGAACAAACACAGGCGAAACAAGGCGAACAGCTCGACGAACAATCCGACCAGCTCGCAGCACTCCACGACAAATACGCCGCAGACACCGGGCCAACCAAACCCGAATAGCCTGCACCAACCCTAAGCCCCGCACCACCCACCCGGTGCGGGGCTTTTCAGTACCCAAAAACAGATAGGAGTCACCACCGTGACCATCAAAATGCCCGGTGTGGTTTGGAAGCCCATCAACCGGAACTACACCAAACGCGCCCGCGCCCGCACCGACTGCGTCATCCTCCACATCGCAGTCACCGAAGCATCCAGCCTCTACGGATGGTTCACCAACCCCAACGCCAGCGCATCCAGCCACTTCTACGTCCGCCGCGACGGCACCATCGAGCAATACCTCGGCGCCGAATACATCAGCTGGGCCAACGGCGCCGGCAACTCCCGCGCCATCACCGTCGAAACCCAAGGCATGGGTCACGGCTCCTGGACCTCCCAACAGGTCGCAGCCCTCGCCCGCATCTGCGCGTTCGCCAAGAGCCGCTTCGGCGTGACCATGGCACTCATGCCAAACTCCAAGCCGTCCTCCAAGGGCGTGGGATACCACCGCCTCGGCTGCGACCCCTGGCGCGTAGCTGGCGGCGAATCCTGGTCCAAGGCATACGGCAAGATCTGCCCCGGCGGCGACCGTATCGAACAGGTCCCAGGCATCGTGTCCGTCGCACGTGGCGGCGTCGACATCGTCCCAGTCGGAGACAAGAAGCCAATCAAGAAGCCGAAGCCGGTCGCCACCAACAAGAACAAGCACCTGTCCAAGCAGAAGGTCAAGGACGTCCAGAAGGCTCTGCAGCGCATGGGCCACTACAAGGGCGACATCGACGGCGTAGCCGGTGGAGTCACAGACGAAGCCATCGAGTACTACCAACGCACCCAAGAGTTCGGCGGCCTCGTTGCCGACGGCGTGTGGGGTCCGAAGACCCAAGCCCACTACAACTGGGTCAAGCAGCTGCAGACTGCCATGAACAAGTGGAAGGGGACCACCTTGGTCGTCGACGGCGACTACGGCAAGCGCACCAAGGCCCGCGTCCTCGAAGTCATGGAACGCAACCACGGCAAGGCCTACAAGGGCTACCCCGACGCCGTGCCCGGCCCCGTCTTCTGCAAGATGCTCGGCATCCCCACCCACCCATAACCCCCGCCAAAAGGAGAACCCACAGTGAACAACTGGACCCAGCTCATCCCCGCCCGAATCCGCACCACCCTGTACGTCGCATTCGGTACCCTGTCCCTCGCCCAGACCGGTATCCTCGCCTACACCTCCGCAGTCGGACAGACCGCCCCAGCTTGGGCCATCGGCGGCGGCGCCGTGCTTGGCGTCATCGGCGGCGCGTTCGGCTTCGTCGCGGCCGGCAACACCAACGTCACCGGGGACGGCCCATCTGAGGGCACCCTCGGCGACTAGCCAAGTCAGCATCATTTTCACCACCACATGAAAATGATCATCAGTTTCCCGGGTCGCTCCCGGGAGTCGCGCGGTGGCGACTGGACCACCGCAATGCTGGGCACCCGGGACGCGTACGTTAGCCGGGTGCCTGGCACCAAAACTTTTCTCAGGCAAGGGGACACGTGTACTGCACATTCGCCGCGGCCCTCAACAAAACCGGGCTCACAGACCAACCCATCACCTCCCGCGCAATGGCCAAAGAACTTGCAGAACACGGTCACCTGATCGGCAAGAGCACCATCAACTACCACCGCGCCGGCACCTGCAAATGCACCAACCCAGCAGCCGTCGATGACCGACCTGCACCGGCCGCGCCACGCGCCGAATCCGGCAAAGTCGACGTCGGCCCCGACGGCGGCGAATTCACCGAAATCAAAACCAGCGAACCGCTCACCGACTGGACCCACATCTTCGAACGGTTCAACCTCGACCCCGAACAGTTCACCATCGTCGACGACACCGTCCGCATGTCCATGTGGCAGCAGTCCAAGGGCCTCGAAGACGGCACCCGCGACATCGTCAACCTCTACTCCTACCGGGCCAAGTTCACCCGCAAAAAGCAGGGGATGATCGATTACGCGACCCTACGCGACCAGATCCGCAACTGGGCACCAACCCCAGCATCCACCACGCCGTCCCGGCCGCCTGTCACCTACGTCATCGGCATGGCAGACTGGCAGCTCGGCAAAGGCGAAGGTGACGGCACCCCGGGGACGCTCCGCCGCCTGAACGCATCCCTCGAAGCGATCACCCGCGACCTCGACCAGCTCGCCGCCCAAGGCATCCGACCCGAAGGCGTCCTTTTCGCCAACCTCGGCGACCACACGGAGAACGTCGCAGGATCCTACGCATCCCAAACCCACACCGTCGACCTCAACATGCGCGACCAACTGAACCTCGCCCTCGAACAGAACCTCGCATGGCTCAAAGCCCTTGCGCCCCGGTTCAAAACCGCAACCTACGCGGCCTGCATGTGCAATCACGGGCAGCTCTCCCGCGGCAACGGACGAGACAACGTCACCGACGATGCGGACAACGCCACAGGGCTAATCGGCGACACCCTCGCCACCCTATGCAAACTCCACCCAGAGCTCGAACACATTGAGTTCAACATCCCGCGCGACGAAATGATCACTACCACCACAGTGTCGGGCGTGAACATGGCCATGGCGCACGGGCACAAGATCAGCGGCGCGGAAGAAACATGGCTGGCCAAGCAATCCCAGAACCTTGTGCACACACGCCGATTCATCCCGGACCTATGGTTCACCGCGCACCGGCACAGCGCAGCAGTCAACGACTACGGCCCATACACCCGCATCCAGGCAACCACCGTCGACCCCGGGTCGAAATGGTTCACCGACTCCACCGGCGCATACTCCCGGCCAGGCACCACCACATTCTTAGTCGGCGCTGACCTCCCGGGAATGTGGGACCACTATCGAATTCACTAGGGATTTTCGGTAGAATTGAAAGGTCATAAGAATGGCCCCGGCAGTGCGTCAACACTGTAATCCGGGGCCTAACCACTAACAAGGAGTGGCTGTGAACAATCGTACCTGTTCATTTTCAGGATGTCTTCGGTCTGCAAAATCGCGTGGGCTATGCAACGGGCACTACACGCAGAAATATCGCGGGGTCGAGCTGAAGCCAATTCGAGAGCCTGACTCTCAGACCAGATTCTGGGCCAGGGTCACGAAGACAGAATCATGCTGGGAATGGAACGGCCCGAAAACGAGCGGGGGATACGCTCAATTCAGCTTTCAAGGCCGTCACGAATACGTGCACCGACTGGCTTATGAATGGATGATCGGGGACATCGGCGATGGAATGTTTCTTGATCACATCTGCCACAACAGGGCTTGCGTCAACCCCAGCCACCTTCGACCTGTTACGAACAAGCAAAACGCGGAGCATCGGCAAAACGCTCAGCGGAACAATCAAGGGTCCGGGGTTCGTGGCGTCTATTGGCATGAATCGTCCAAGAAATGGCGCGGTATGCTCCGGCACAATGGCAAGCTCATTGGGATTGGCGTTTTCCAAACCATAGCCGAAGCCGAAGCTGCGATCCAAGCGAAGCGCAGGGAATTGTTTACCCACAGCGATCACGACTCCATCACCCACTAAGAGAACCGCCCCATCCTCATTCGAGGGTGGGGCGGCTTCTCTACGTTGAGGGGGCAGCCTGACGAAACTTGGGGGATTCCATCAGGCCCTACTGCCGGCCGTTCGAACTTGGGGGACACGAACGGCTTGCCCAGACAGTAGCTTGTTCAGGGGTTACCCAAACAATCTCACCATATCTCCTTCCGGCATGATTCGAAAGTCGAATGACACGTTCAATATGCGGCATAAGGCAGAATGTACCCATGGAGCAACGCGACCCCCGCTTTGATCGGATGAAGCGCTACGAGCCGAACCGTCGGCCATACGTCCAGGTGACGGACGACGAGCGCGGCCGTTACCACGCGCGTGTGATCGGGTGGGTCCAGGGTGAGGTGTTCATCGAATACCCGAAGCGGATCATTGACTACGTCACGACCGGTCAGCTCTACTTCAAATGGGTCCCCACCGAGAACGCGGTCCGGATCCGCCAGCGGGATAGCATCTGGCTCAGTGTGGAGGACGACAGCGACTGGCATGACACTGAAGATGCTAAAATCACCTTCCGCCCAGACCCGTGGACCGTCTACACACAAGAAGAACCCGGCCCCGGAGGCGACTAG